TCCGGAAACAAGAACTTATGGAGAAAGTATAAATCCTGAATTTTTAAAACTGAAGGAGAAAAATTGTAATATAGGAATGCTGGAAGATGTATTATTTACATTATCCCCAGTAATGTACTTCAATGAAGAAAGTTATAATAAGCTTATAAAAGTACCAAAGGAAGAGCTTCTGGAAAGACTTAAGGGGAAAGCAAAGGGAGTGTTGCTACTTGAAAAGGGTATATACATTATCTTTAATGACAAGGCAGATATTACCTATGAAGAATTTGTGGAAATGAACAACACATTTAAACCATTACTGGGATTAATTTAATTGGAATATAAGACAGTCTGGAAAATTATCAGGCTGTCTGTTTTATAAAAATATTAGTAATATGTATAGTGAAAGTAGTAATGCCATAAATTTTGTTACCGGGACAGTGAAGGGACTAAGGGATAATATAAGGTCAAAAGATGGGAAACCTGCACGGATGGATGATGTCAGGAAGGGTGAATTCTTGGAGTATCCTCAAATTTTAGAAAATCAAATAGAAAACTGAGTGGGAATGTAAAAAATTATGTAGACTTAAAGTTGGTCTTAGTATAATAAAATTACAAAAATATTTAGGTTCTATAATATGTGTGAAGATGAAAAAATAAATAATATCTAAAATAAATTGAAAATAATAGTTTTCAAGGTATAATGAAATTAAAGTAAAACTGTAAGGAGGTAATTACTTTATGCAAAAATATTTTATGAATCCCATGACAGGAAAAACTATGAAAAATACTCATCTTTCTCATATTGTAAGTTACGGTTTAACTAGAGAAGAAGAACATTTTATATTTACAAAGGTGGAAAAATTGAAGGCAGAAAAAAAAGAATTTTTTGATTATATTATTTGTAATGATTCTTTTCTGAATATGATTGCTGTGTCTGGCTTTATCATAATAATAAATCCGGAGGCAATGTCAGATGAAGAAATTAAAAGTTTCAACGAATGCTTTGAAGAAGCTGAAAATACGATAATTGTTTCAACTAGAGATTTTAAAAGAAGAAAAAATTTTCCAATTTATTTCAATATAGCAATTGACATCAGTAATCCTTTATGTGGAGAAACTTACTATAATTTGATGAAATTTGGAGTTGAATATATGGAATATAAATTTTACTATGATTCATCTAAAAAATCGTTTTTAAGTTGATTTTATATGTGTTATAAAATTTATTCTGAGAGCTATAACCACTATATTTTTTGTATAGAACATGATTTATAAATGTATTTAATATCATGTTTTTTTAATAAAAGAAAAAAATATATAAAAATAATTAAAAATAATTTGACAAATAATAAAAAATATAGTATAAATAATTAAATAAAAATTAATGATAAAAGGTGGGGTTATTATGAAAAGTGAGGTAAAAAGGGAAAAAAAGTTTCAGAAGGGTTTTACTCTGGTTGAAGTTATTCTTGTTGTGGCCATAATTACAATAATATCAGCGATAGCAGTGCCACAGGTGGGAAAGTACCTGAATAAGGCAAACAGGAGTAAAATAATAGGGGCAATAGCGGAACTAAACAATTCATCAACATCTTGGAGCATCGATCATGGGGGCGATATACCAAATAGTTTACAGGACATATTCAATGAACAGGGAGATTTAAAGAAACTTGGAATAGGAGCAGATAACAGTGGAAATTTCAAGATTGGAAATATTCATGGGAAAATTTTATACAGCAATGGAGAAGTATATGCAAAGACAGATCCCAACAGCAAGGCATTTCCAAATGAGGAAATTAGAAAATAATGTCTGGTTTAAATGCAGTTCATATATTTGAAATTATTGAATATATTACTTTTTTTTATATATGTATGACAGATATAAAAAAGAAAATAATACCTGACAGTGGTTTTGTAATACTTATAATTACAGGATTATTAAAAGGTATGGTAAAAGGAAATCTGGAAGGATATTTTTTAGGAATGTGTGTCTATCCGATGCCGTTAATAATTCTGTATATACTGGAAGATTATTTTAAGAAGGAACTTATAGGATTCGGAGATATAAAGCTAATGATGGGAATTGGAGGAAATCTGGGATATAAAAATCTTGCAGAAATAGTAAAATTTTATCATGCGGTATATTTTCTTGCTGGAATTATGGTAATTCTATTTATACTTTATCTAAAAAATAAAGGGAAAAAAGCTGAGTATATTCCTTTTGCACCTTTTCTTATTATGGGGGTTATTACAAGGATAATGGATATTCAAATATTATAAGGGGACGGATTTAATCATGAAAAATAAAGGGGAAACGCTGGTTGAAAGTCTTTTATCCATATTTTTTGCTGTTATTGTCCTGACACCTGTTTCAAATCTGATTTTAAAGACTTTCAGAATTGACAGTAAAATTGACAGGAAAAATATTTTTAACATGGAAACAGAAAATATGTCAGAAATATTGAAAACAAAAGATTATGCATTTCTGTACAGTCGGATTGGAAAACATGCGATACAGAATAAAAATGACTTTTACAGTAAATTTGCAATAGAAGGAAAGTATCAGATACTGAAGGAGAGTGTCACTGGAAAAAGTCGTAATCTGGAAATAAAAGCAACAGAAAACTATTATCTGAATGAAAAAGGAGAAAAGGAATATATACTGGAAATAATTATAGACGGGAAAAAGGATTATTATTTTCCTGAAATAAAGTAAAAAAGGGGGATTATGAAAGGGGATAAGGCGGGTAAAAAAATAGGAGGATATCTGCTTCTTGAAATACTGATTTGTATGCTCCTGTTTTCAGTAGTTGTATTTGTAATTTCAGTATTTTTAAAAAGAACTGTAATGATAGAAAAGAAAAAGTCAAAAACTCAGAAATTGGAAGAAAATATCCACTTTCTTACAGATAAAATTTCTGAAGATATATCAAACAGGGACAGGGAAGTTTTTGAATATGAAGGAAGCATGGATAATTTTCATATAAAAGGAAATTATGTTTTATTTAGAAAGGATAACTTATTTTATAAGCTGGAATACACAAATAAGAAATTATACATATCAGAAGGAATAAATCTGTTAAATCTGGGAAGCAGGACAGCTTTAGGAGAATATGAAAATCTGGAATTTAAAAAAGTGGACAGATTATTTATGATTGTAATGAAAAACGGGAGCAGTGAAGAAGTCAAGGTAATTAATTTAATGTAGAGGGGGAATCTGGTGAAGAATAAAAAGAGGGGGGCAAGTCTTGTTTATGTTCTTATAATTTTATCTGTCATTCTGACTTTTTCAACAGGATTTATCTATTTTGTGCATGAGCGTGGGAAAATAACTGTTCTGAGGGAGAAAAGTGACAGGAGCAGGAAAATATCAAACAGTTATATGGCAAACATGGAAGATAAAACTGCTGAAAGATTGGAAAACAGGGGATTAAGCATTAACGGAAATCAGGAAGTTATAAAGGGGAAAAGTGATTATTTCAATAAGAAGTTCATAATAAGCACATCTGGTCAGAATGAACTGAAAAGACTTCTATTTTCAGGTAATCATGAAGAAAGTATTGGGAACTTTAAAATAAAGGAAATAAAGGATTTTACAGGAAATGAATATTTTCCGCCACTTGAAGAAAATACAGTTTATAATAATCTGAAAATAGTATATTTTAAGAAGGTTTTAGGGAAAGAAGTCAATTATAGGGAGGAACTGGAATTTAAAAGGATAGATTCCATGACTGTGGAAATTCAGGAAAAGAATGGCGGGTTTGTTTTAAACTGAAATATAAAAGGGAAAAATTGAGGTGAAAAATGTTTGAAAAAATAAAAATTTATATGAGAAGTAAGGATAAAGTATATATTTACATGAATGAAGAGATTCTGTTTTTTGAAAATCAGGAATTATCTTCCATTCTTGAAAATTTAAGGGAAGAGAGTGAAATAGATGAAGAAATGGCTATTTCAGTTATTCTGCACTATCCTTATTTTTTATTTGAAGAAGATTTACAGGCTAAAAATAATTTTATAAATAAAAATATGAAATATATATACAAAAAATATTATTTAAATCATATGGAAAACAGGTATGTAAATCTGTATATGGAAAGAAAACAGATAAATGATATAAAAAACAGTTGCAGACAAGCTGGTTTTAAGCTTATGGACATAAAAACGGATTTTGATATAATTTATGGTTTTTCGAAGGAAGAAGATATTGAAATATTACAGGTTGGGGAAATAAACAGTGTAAGAATGCTGGTAAAAAATGAAAAAATAGAAGAACTTGAAAAGCTAGATTTAAAACTGGAGGATATGGAAGACAGGGAAAATTTTGATTTTGGGGATATGAAAACTTTCTTTTGTGAAGAAGAGGACATAAGGAATATTTTTCAGAATGAAGAACTGGAAAATAATATAAATTTTCTGAGTAAAAATAATCAGCTTGAGCTTGGAGATTTAAAAAACATAAAATTAAAAGATGTACTGGTTGTTGTTGTTCTGATAGGAATATATGTATTTTTAAATGGAATGATTCCTTTAGGGAAACAGGTTGAAAAAAATAATAATCTGAAGAAACAGGTGAAAAGCCTGGAATCTGAATATTTAAAGGAGAAGAATGAAAAACTTCCGGATTATTCAGAAGAGCTATCGAAATTAAATGAAATTGATAATGGAATAAAAAGGAAGGAGTATTATTCATTTATAAAATTTCTGGTAGATAGTAGTATTAACGGAATAGATTATACTAAAGTGAAGTATGAGAATAAAAAATGGCTGATACAGGGAGAAATAGAAAATTTTGATAATTTTGAAAAGTTTGAAAACAGTGTAAGGAAAAAATATGAAAACAGCGAACTTGGATATATAAAGGACAATGATGAAACAACAGTTTTTGAATATACTGTAAGTGAGAAAGAATAGTGTGGGAAGGTTGGAATGGAAAAGATTAAAATAAAGGGGATTATACTGGTGCTGTTGCTTGTGCTGGGAATATTGGGATTAAATACCAAATATCAGAAATACAGGAATGAAAAAAATAACGAAAAACTGCTGAAGGAAAATAAAAAGGAACTGGAAGTGAAAATAGAAAATGTTATTTCAGAAAAGGAAGAACGTAGGAAGGAAATACAGTCTGATTATGAGCAGATTCAAATAATAACAGGGAAATTAGGACTGCTTTCCATGAAAAATGAGTCAGAATTTAAAAAGATGATTTATGTTTTTACAAGGGAAAGCGGGCTTAAAATGAATGAAATATCAAAATCAGAGACTTTTTGATATTGAAAAAACTAAAATCAATAAAATCAGTATTTTCAGTATCTACAGAGATTAAAAAATTGAATTAGAATTAAAAAAATGAGAATAAAACAGGTCTATTGGTAACAAATTGGTAACAAAATAACAATAAAACATTGACAAAAATCTAATCATTATAATCCAGTTTTTTTATTTCTGTTAATAAATCTTCTGAATTATAATGAGTGTATATTCCATTTGTCACATCTTTTGATTTATGACCTACAATTTTTTTTAATTTACTTTCTGAAACTCCTAACTGCTGCATACGTGTAATAAAAGTATGTCGTGTTGAATGTCTGTTATGAGTAAATCCCAGTTCTTTCTGTAACTGATAGTAACGTCTTTTAAAAGTGGCATCGCCGATTGCCTGTATTCCTTTAGGGCCTTCAAAAAGATAATTTTTATTCTCATTATAGTATCTTTCAACTATTTCCTTAACCTTAGGATGTATTGGAATTATTCTGTTTTTACCCGCATTGGTTTTAACTCCTCCTGTCATATAATTTTCTTCCAGATATATGTCAGTTATTTTTACTGTCCTGATTTCTGCAGATCTCATTCCTGTATATAATAAAATTAATACCATATCAGCTGTCTCTTTCAGCTTATGGTAATCAGTATTGGATATTTTTCTTATTGACTGTACAAGTTCATTATCAAATAGCGTACGTGCAAATTTATTTACTTCCATTTTACTTATATCAAGTGTCTGACTGATATCCCTGTCCACAATTTCATTTTTCAAAGCTATACTGTACAGGGATTTAAGTATTGTTTTGATAACCTTAGTTACTGCTTTTGTCTTTCCAGTAAATACGGACTGGTAATGTGAATATTTCAGTTCCCTTATTGGTCTATTTTCAAGATGTAGCAAATGATTTTCCCATGCTCTTGTATAAATCTGCAATGACTGAGGTGCTATTTCCTTAGATTTATCGACTAACCACAATTCATACAAATCCCCAAGTGTAGTATTTTTTTCATCAATGTTATAAGGATTTATTTTATATTTTGCTAAAGCAATTTCTGCATCTTCAGATGTTTTAAAATAACCTATAATTGGTCTTTTTACAGTACCATCAATCTGAATTTCAGCAGGGCCTCTCACAATCCATGGCTTACTTCTATTTCCATTCAATTTTGTAATACTTCCAGCTCCATTAAGCTTTCTAGTACGTCTTTTTTTTCTGCCCATAAAAAAATCACACTCCTTCTCTTGTCGGAATTAAAAATGTGTGATATACTTAATTTGCTAGATGTAAATATATCACTTATATTTCAAGACTCTGTTGTAGGCAGGGTCTTTTTTAGTTTCAAATAGATTTTTATATTAAACTAATACATATCCAAAAGTCTAATTTCTCCAGTTAAATTTTCTCTAACTTTATCAATCGCTCTATTAATTAAAATATCTACATTTTTAATTCCCATTAAATTATATAACATTCTTTCATCTGCTAATTTATCTATATCTGCATTATTAACTATAACTTCTTTTTCATATGTTTCAAATATTGTTTCAGTTTTTTGAACAGCAATAGAGTAAGCTTCTGCATCTTTATCGCTTTCCGCAAACTCTTTCCAAATATTATTAAGTTCCCTTTTTTTATTTTCAACTGTTTTTATTTTTAAAGTTAGTCCTATATGATTAATGTTTTCACCTATTGAAATAAGATGTTTAGCATAATAAACAACACTTAACATAAATGCCATGCGAAGATACTCTGGATTATTTACAGCTTTAATATATTTTCTTCTAACGTTTGGCGTTTTTGCATTTCTTGCTGCACGTAATAAATCTTCCATAATTACCATAGAACGTTCAATGATCTCATTTGAAACTTCATTCATAATTTCTTTTATTTCAGCTTCATCTTCTGCTCCTAACACTTGAAGTTTAACATCTTCATCTATTCTATTAACCATTTTAGTACTTCCTTTAGCATTTCTACCAATACCCCATAATCTAGTTGAGTATGCTGTTGGTGCTTTTGGGACATTATTATCTTTTAATTTCATAAATTTAAATTCTGAAGCTACTCTCATTAAAATGCAAATTCTTTTTTGTTCTTTTGTAAATTGTGATAATGGAATATGTCCAACTAAATTGCTCAAATCCATCTTAATCCTCCTCTATTAAATGTTCGTTTGTTAAAAGATTTTCCAATCTCTCCTTATTTTTTTCAAAATTTTTTATTGTTGTTTTTAATGGGCGTTTTAATTTTTTTGAAATAATTTTATTTAATGGTTCTAATGCTGTTTCTAAAATAATCATATTTTCTTCCATTACTTTGTTAATTTCTATCAAAGAACGTTGTATGACCGCTATTTTAGAAAATGGATTTTTTTCTATTCGCATTAATTCGTAAGTTTCTATTATTTCTTGTTCCATTTCCTTTAATTCACGTTTTGTATATTTTTTTTCATTCGTCATTTCATTATCTATTTCTAATTTTTTCTTTTCTTTTCTTCGTTTTTTTTCTAAAAAATCATCTATCTTAAACATTAAAGTTTTTGAAGGAATTTTTTTATTAGTTTCAATATTTGAAAGGTAAGGAGTTGAAATTCCTATAACTTTCGCCATTTCTTTTTGTTTAATTCCTAATTCAGTTCTTTTTTTCTTGATTAATTTTCCATAATTCATATAAAACACCTCTCTATATTGATATTATAAAAAATTAAACTAATTTTGTCAAATTTTATAACAAAACCTTTAAAGTGTTGTTTTTAAAGGTTTCTTATAGTTTTTATATTTAAACTAAAATTATACTAAACTTAAACTGCACTGTAATTTTAATCTGTATATTCTTTATTTTGTGAGAATAACCTTTGTTAAAAATTATTTTGATTCACAGGCTATTCCGTCACCATCTCTATCAAGTTTTGAACTATACCCAGGTTCTCCTTTTTTAATATCTGAATATCCTGCAGCTCTTGCTTCTTTGCAGCTTTTGAAATAAACAGTTGTTGCACTACCAGATGTCTTTTTAACTTTTTTCTTTACTGCTCCTGCCATAGGCAATGCCAAAATAACTCCTCCTAATAAAATTGCCAATAATACTTTTCTACTTTTCATAAACTTTTCCTCCTATATTTTAAATTTTTTATAGATTTAGTAATTGTTTTTTCTTTGCATCAAATTCTTCTTCAGAAATAATTCCTTGATCTAATAAATTTTTAAATTTTAGAATTTCGTCTGCTTGTGAAGAATTATTAGTATTATCCTCCAGTTGCTCTTTATCATTATCAGTATTGTCGCCAAAATTTGATTTAATTCCAGCAAGTGATTTGAGTATTGCTTTAAAAATTTTATCATCTACATCAACAACACATTCCTGTCCGTCATTAAATTTTAGAGCAATAATTTTACTGTTTTTATTCTTTGCACTTAATCCAGCCAATAAACCAACAGGACCTAATAAAGCAGCTCCTAATCCACCTCTTAATAAAGCACTAGACATAGATTTTTTGCTTTCTGAATCTAATACTTCATAGTTAACAACTATATCTTTAAGAAAAACCGTTTTTAAAAAACTTGTTTGAAGATATGCGTTTCCAAATGTTTGACCCACCATTTTACCTTGATATGCACCAGCAATAACTTTATTTTGTGCCATTTAACTCAACTCCTTTATTTATTCTTATTTTTTTGTTTTTACTATTCTAAATATATTCTTCATTCTTTTTTTCTTTACCACTGATTTTCTACAAAAGTTCTTATTACTCTCCCTTTGCATAAAAGCAATTTTTCATTTAAAACAATAATATCATCATAATCTGAATTAAATGATCTTAATCTTATTATTCCTTGTTTATCAATTATCAATTGTTTTATATATGTCTCATCATTGTATTCAAAAACACATACTTTATTATTTAAATTTATTGGATCAGTACATAATTCAGGATCTACAACAGCAGTAGACCCATCAGGAATACTTTTATCAATTCCAGTCATGCTATCCCCTGAAACTCTGATTGCAAAAATTCCTTTTTTGTATATATGTTTTGGAATAGTATAACTTCCTATTTCTTGTTCAAGGTTAATATAACCATTTCCAGCACTAGCTTTTCCATACATTGGGATTTCAACTATTTCAATTGGAATTAACTTTTCATAAGTAATCTTTTTATTTGAAATATTATATTGTTCTTGAGGTTCTGCAACAGATACTTCATTATAAGGAGTTTTTTCAGAATGATTTTTTTCATCTTCCCACCCCATTAAATACGCAGGAGTAGTCTTTAATATTTTGGCTAGTGGGATTAATTTATCAATTCCCATATTTTTAACATCATTAGATTCATATCTTGATATAAGGCTTTCTGATACTCCCAATTTATCTGCTACTTGTTTTAGAGTAAGACCTAATTCTTTTCTGCGAGCTCTTATAATTTCATTAACTTTCATATCACTACCTCCATTTGTATAATTTTACCTCAAAACTTGAAAATTTTCAAGTTTTTATTTTAAAAAGACAAAAAAAACTTGAAAATAATCAAAAAATAAATTGACATAATAAAAAAGTTATGATACTATTAACTTGAGGATATTCAAGAAAAGGAGGAAGAATGTTAAATGTACCAAAAATAAAAGGAAGAATGAGAGAAATGAAATGGACTCAAGAAAGCCTAGCAAAAGAAATGGGGATAAACCCAACAACAATAAATTATAAAATAAACAATGAGAAAGGAGAATTTTTGACAATTGAAGAAGCTGAAAAGCTAAAAAAACTTCTCAAAATACCAAAAGAAGAGCTGAATGAATATTTTTTTTATAACAAAACTTGAGTATCCTCAAGAAAAGCTTGTAAAAAGAAAAGAGGTGATACTGAATGAACGCTAATGTGCCATTGGAACTAGTGGCTGAAAAAATAGGGGAATGTGTAGATTTTGTGAGAATAAATCTACAACAAGGAACATTATTAGTGGACGGCTTGCCCGTAGGATACGCCTATAAAAAAAAGGAAGAGAACAAAAATTATAGTTATGTAGTAGATCCTATAAGATTTGCTAAATATTTAGAACAATTAAAAAAAGCAAATGAAATATTGTATGGAAAAGGAGAGATATTATGACTAGAAAAATCAGAATAGAAATTAGTAAAAAAGGTATGCCGTGTATATGGGAGGAAGGCGGAAGTTATACAAATACAGGAGACAGTACAATAGTTTCGAATATGTACGGTGTGCCTAAAAAGCCTATTTACATATGCAGGTCAGGTCATCTGTCTTGTGGCCAGCACGCTTTGATACCTTTTAAATTAAATGATTTGGTTATAACTGCATCACACCACAGGGGAGACTTTTTTATAGGTATATGTAAAATTGTGTCGGTAAATAAAGAAGAGAAGACGGCTGAATTAGAAACAATTAATTCTTTCGACAGGGGTGAATGGGATGTAGATTTACAGAAATATCTTATTGATGCAGTTGAAGCCGCTAAAGCAAAGGCTACATGTTATCACTGTAGAAATCCTCATTTTATCAAGGAGGATTAATATATTAAAAAGCTTTTTAAAAATAAGGAGGAAGAGGAAATGACAACTAAAACTGAAAAAGCTCTGACGTGGTATGGAATTTTTATGACGGCATCAATTTTGAATCAAACGGAGTCGTTTAAAAAAGACATCATTGTAACGGGGGTTGTTTACAGCCTTTGGTTAATACTTATAGCAATTACTTATATGTACTTCAAGGAGACAAAATGGGAATAAAAAAAGCCGTTGCTGGAACAACGACTATAAAATTCTAAATTTAATAAATTATAACATAGGACGATAAAAATGAAAAGCTTAATTTTAGATTATGATTACGCATCTGTGGAATATATAATGATAAAAGAATTCCAAATTAAATATCCTTATATTTTCATAGATGGAAAAAAGATAAATCTATGTGATGTAAAATTTGTAAAATATAAAAATTTCATTGCATGGAAAAACAGGAGGAAAAACTAAATGTGGAGTGAAAATCAGGAACAATTAAGGGAAAAAAATTTGCCAGGAGCAGGAATAAAGGAAAGTGGATGTTATGAATGCAAAATAGAGAGAGCAGAACTTTTTATTTCGAATCAGAATAAATCAGAAGCTCTAATTTTAACATTAAAATCTGTTACAGATGAAAAAACAGCAAGAATACCAATTTTTTATAAAAATAAAAAAGGGGAAGAACAACTCTTTAATACAAAACATTTAAATCAATTGATATATCTGTTAAAAATTAAATTTGAAAACTTAGATACAGAAGCTGATGAAGAAGGGAAAGAAATTTTTCCAATGCTTCAAAATAGAAGAATAGGTGTATTTCTTTCTTATTTGGGAATGAATGAAGTGGTTAATCCGACAACAGGAGAAGTGAATTATTTTAATGAATATCAAATTAGAGGTTTTTATAACACAAAAACAGGAAAAACAACACAAGAAATTTTAGATAAAGTTGAAAATCCGATAACATTTGAGTTATGGCAAAAAAACTTTATAAACGAAAATAAAATCAGAGAAAAAAGAGAAATGGAAAATGGGACAAATATTATTAATAGTCATATAAAAAGTGAAATAGAAAATCAAGAAGATGAAGGATTCCCATTTTAAGAAAGGAAATATGAAAAAATGCAGAAAAAAATAGTGATATTTGATACTGAAACTAATGGACTGAATGATTGTTCTGTGCTATCAGTTTCAGCTATAAAAATTTTAGTTAATCTAGAATTGAATTCTTGTAAAGAAATAAAAAAATTTAACAGGTTTTATTTTAGAAATAAAAATGAAAAAATTAATGAAGAAGCAATAAAGATAAATAAATTAACTGATGAAAAAATAAGTTTTAAAAGGCAAGGAAAAAGATACCCTGAATATTTTGAAAAAGATAATGGATTCGAAAAATTTTGTAAAGATACTGAATATTTTGTAGCACATAATATAGATTTTGATTCTAAATTTTTATCATTTGAATTAAAAAATAAATTTTGTACTCAAAAATCAAATATCAATATAGTGAAAAAAGAATCAGGAACGGAAGGAAAATATAAATATCCGAGCTTAATGGAAACTGCGGAATTTTACAATATTGAACTGGACAGAAGTCAATGGCATGGAAGTGAATATGATACATATATTTGCAAAGAAATATTTATGGCCATGCTGAAGAATAAAGAAACATCTAATATTATAATAAAATTTTTAGAAGGTGAGAAAAATGAAGACAGTCGTAAAGAAAAAAGAGAACTTTACAACGATACACAATAATCTGATTCTTGATGAAGGCATTTCTTGGAAAGCAAAAGGAATTTTAATTTATATGTTGTCAAAGCCTGCAGGTTGGAAATATAAAAGTTCTGAGATAGCGAAAAATGCAACTGATGGAAGAGATTCGGTAAGAAACGGATTAAAAGAACTTGTTGAAAATGGATATATTAGTCGTCAGAAGAACAGTGATGGCTCATTAACATATTATATTTTTGAGGATAAAAGACAAAATAATATTAAAGATTATCTACAAAAATCTGAGACGGAAAACCCAAAGTTGGATAATCCGTCTTTGGGAAAGCCTGAGACGGAAAACCCAAAGCTGGAAAACCCAAAGTTGGATAATCCGTTCGTATATAAAAGAAAGAATACTAATAATAAAAGAATAATAGTAATAAAAGAATATATATATAAGAGCGAAAAATTTTTGGAAACATATTCTGACTTTAAGAACATGAGAGATGATATTAAAAAGCCAATGACAGAAAGAGCTGAAAAGATATTGTTAACAAAATTGAAAAAATTAACTGGTGAAAATAATGAAGAGCTTGCTATAAAGATTCTTGAGCAGTCAATATTAAATAACTGGCAGGATATATATCCACTTAAGGGGGAAAACAATGCAAACGGAAGTAACGGATATAAAAAATCTTATCAATCAAAGAATGACAAACATAATCAAAAAACGGACAGAACAAACGACGGAAAAAACTGGAATTAGTTTTGTTGAAACGGTCGATATTACTGGTCTTTGGAGAAAAGAAACAATAGCAAAATATAAAAAACTATCTGAAAAAATGATGTGTGATGATGATTATGAATGCAGCTTTGAAAATTCATATGCAAAGAGTAAGACAGAAAAGGCATATAAAAAATCATTTGAAAGATTTTGCAAAAATTTTGCAAATTTTAAACATGAGGGCCTCGGAATTTACATAAGTGGAGAAGTAGGAGCTGGAAAAAGTCATTATACTAATTGCATTTACAACAGTCTAAAAGATGATTTTATTGTGTACAAAACAAGCATAATGACTTTGTTTGATGAAATAATTGAAACGTTTGGAGAAAAAACAGCAACTTCATTTCTGCGTGAACGATTAGGAGATGCGGAGTTGATTATAATCGAAGATTTAGGAAATGAATCAATCAAGGACTGGGGAAAACAGAACTTATATTTCATAATTGACTTTATTTTTAGAGAAAAGAAGTCAGTAATAATAAATACAAATCTTACTGACAAGCAGATGGAAGAATTTCTTAAAATCCTTGGAAGTAACAAACTTCTATCAAGACTGCAGTGCAAATGCAAATATTATAAATTTGACTGGGAAGATAGAAGAATCGGTATGTACAAGAAAGAAATTGAGAAGTGGTATTGATGGCAAAGGTCAGATTATATTATCGGCAGGTATGGGACGAAAACGGAAATCTGCATGAAATTAAAACCGCATCTGTAGAAGAATTAAGTAATTTCATGAAGAGGAATGCAGGAACAGTAAGCGGGTACAATCAAGGGAGCAGAATGGTGCCTGAAAGCAAATTGCGACATTGCATAGACAATGTGAGCATTGAAGATTTAATGACTTTAAAGAAAGATGAAAACGAAAAGTAAAAAAATTTTTTGTTAGGAGAACATATGCCAAAATACACATATTGGACAACAGGAGAAATAGAAGATTTAAGAAGAATGAAAACATTTGAAAAACTTAGCAATAAAGAAGTTGGTATTGCACTAGGAAGGACTGAAATATCGATTACAACTCAATCTAAAAAATACAAAATTTTAAAATTTGAACATTGGAGTGAACAAAATGAGGATTTACTAAGAAAATTAGTTTTTAATACTCATAGTAAAATATGTGAAATTACAAAAAAAATAGGAAAAACGGAAACAGCAATAAAAGTTAAAATGGCAAAGACTTTTGGGAGCTCCAGTTTAAAAAAACTTAGGAATGAAAGTTTTTTAAAAAGGTCAGAAACTAAGTTTACAGAATTAGAAATAGAGTTTCTTAAAAAAAATTATTATAAAAAAGGTGCGAAAAAATGTGCAAAAATTTTAAAAAGAACAAAACAGTCAATAAAAAATAAAGTTTGGGAATTAAAAAAACATGGAGTTAAATTTGAGGAGCAATTTATTCCAAGATTTAATGGAAAGATGCTGGGATATGTGATTTATTCAAAAGAAACTGGAAAAATCATTGAAAGATATGAAAGCTTGAAAGAATGGCATAATAAAAAGGAGCTGATAGAAATTGAAAATAAATAATTTAACAGCAGAAGATGTAAAGTTTCTGAAAGAACTGAAACATGAACTGAATACACAAGATAACAGAATAACTGCAAATCCAAGATTTTATCAGATACAGCATGATAGATTTGTTACATCATGTGATGGATATGGGAACTATTTTGCAGCTGTTATAGATGGAGAAGATTTTGGGGTATACACAAATGATCAGGAAGGAGTAGAAGAATTAAAAAATGACCTGATTTTAAATTATGATGAAGAATCTTCAAAAGAAATAGAGAAAATCACTTTATTGACTGTAGAAAATCTGAATAATGAAACATTAGATTTAAAATGTTACCCAGGAGACTATGAACATGTATATTTAAATGCCTTTTTAACTGAAAGGGCCTGCAAAGAACACATAGAAGCAAACAGACATCATTACCGAAATCCAGTTGATTATCTGAGCTATGGCTTCAGAAATCCTGAATTGGAAAAAGTTTTAGAAATATTATCAAAAATAGAAATTATGGAGGAATAAAATGGTATTAGATTATTTAGAAAAAGTAGAATGCAAAGGGAAAATAGTGAGAGGTAAAATATATAACTATGAGGTCTACTTATTGGCCAAAGATGTTGCAGATTTGTTTGGCTATAAAAGTACCAAAAATGTTGTAAATAAAAAAGTCAGCAAAGAAAATATAATCAAATTCCCTATTGATGGAGTGAATGGAAATCAATACAATTTGATAAATATTAACGGAGTAAATGAATTGATAAGTGGGGAAAAAAAACTTGTAAATGAAAAGCAGAAAAAAGAAATTATTGAAATCCTTGAAGGAGTAATTGAGTTTTTACTAAAGAAAAATGAATTCTTAATGGCGGAAAGAACATTTGTTTGGTGTGAAAAGGAAACTGAAAGAAAAAGGCTTGAAGAAAAGAAAAAACCATTTTGGAAAAAGCTTTTAGGAATATAAGGGGGGCCTTATATGTCAGTCAAAATGATGAGCAGGGACAATCAGGAATTAATATATTGGTTTATAGATTGTTTTGCATATCATTTAGCAAATAAAGATATAAACAACTTATCCAGTAAGGAGAAACCAAGAATTTCGGATTATTTCAGATTTCAGGCAAAGGAAAAATTAAAAAAGCTGTATATAAGATCAAGCGGAAAGAGCTTGAAAGGATATGAGCCTTTTAAAAATCTGAATGAAAAGCTGGAGAAAAAAATAATTGAGGTTTTAGAAAAAAAATACACAAATAAAAACAAGGCTAAAATAATACTAGATATGCTAATAAAGTTTGTGATTGAAGAAATGCAATTCTTATTGATAAAGCTAGAAGGGACTTTCAGTCTTGCTTTAAAGCTGGTAACAAATCAGGAGGCTATAGAGTTTACTAATTTCTTATTTGATTATTTTATGTATAATGGGATCCCTATGTGGAATCAGATGCATGAGCTTTACAGGAAGCAGAACAATAGAAAATGGGTCTATTGGATGCTAAAAAAGAAAATATGTGTCATTACTGGAAAGCCAAATGCCCAGCTGGCACATATATCAAAATCTGCGGGAGCCTTAGGGGGATACCGCTTTGATGAAGGAATAGGCAATTCGTATCTTCCGTTGTCTGCTGAATGGCATCTTGGAGTGGATCATGGAGTAGGTGGAGGAAGAAAAAAACTGATGGCAAAGCTTAGAGAAATCTACGTTGAACCATTTGAAGTAAAAACAGCTGAAGAGGTAAAGGAACTGAAAAAAATTTATCCAGGACATTTCAGAGCTTTCAAGGGAAAATAAAGTTCAGTCACGGAAAGTCGTTTTTCTTAGAAAAAAGAAAGGAGAAAATATGAACATAAAAGAAAAAATTGAAAAAACAATGGAAGAAATAAAAGAAGATTTTGAAATAATCTTAGAAAAGCTAGAAGACAATGAATTTGAGGATTTTGAAATAGAAGATTTAGCAAAAATGTTGAAAATCTTTAAAAAAAATATTTGGATATATGCTTAACTTAAATTATTCTAGAGAGGTAAAAAAAATGAGTGTTAAAAGCAGAATTAGAAAAATAGAAAAGAAAAAGGGAATATACAAAAGAAGAAAAGAAGATATTATAAAATGCAAATTCAAAAAGAAAGAAAAAGAACTAAGTGTTGAAGAAATGATTAAAAGAATGCAATTTGATGTATAAATGGAATGGAGTGAAAATAAATGACTTGTTATGAAGTTTTGAAAATAGTATCAGAAAAGGACAGAGATTGTTTAGAAAATGTGAAAAATATTCTGAATGATGCATTAGATGGAAGTAAATATTTTAAAGTCAAGGAAATAAAATTTTTATCAGATAGTATAAAAATAGAATTTGAAAATGAACTTAGCTATGAAGAAAGAGATTCTGAAGATGGAAAAACTAAGACAAGTTTTGACATTGAAAAATTAGGATTGAAAGGTAAGGAAATGGATAGAATGCTTTTTGAAAGTAAATATATTATGAATGCAATAAGCAATATAAAAAAACAAATTTTAGAACAGGTAGAAATAAAATGAAAACAAAAGAAGAACTGAAAGAAAAAAGGTATGAGTTAGAAAAAAAGATAGCTTATACGGAAATAAATACTAAGCAATGGTATTATTTAAAAGGTCAATTTGATTTTTTGAATTGGTTGGAAGGAAAAGAGGAAGAATAATGAGTAGAGAAATAAAGTTTAGGCTATGGAGTAAAATTGGTAAAAAATTCATTGAAACTAATAATCCAAATTTAGATGGAGGGGAAAAATAGCTAGGAAGTTAAAAATAAGGAGGAAATTTGGAGTTAAAAGAATTAACAGAAAAATTTAAAGAAATATTTGGAGAACTGGAAAATTTTAATTTAGACTTATTGACTGATTCTAATTGTTCTAGATATTTAGAGTTAATAAATAATGATTTAGAAACAGACTATCTGCAAAAAATATGGCAGTTTTTCATGGCAGATAGAGAAAATAAAAAACAGGATTTCACACCAAAAAGTTTGGGAAAACTTATTTCTGAGTTAACAAAATCAACTGTTGAAGAGTGGGTTTATGATATGTGCTCTGGGAGTGGAGCATTAACAATTCAAAAGTGGTGCAGCAACAAAAATTTAAAATTTGTGTGTGAAGAACTTGATGAAAATTTAATCCCTTTTCTGCTTTTTAATTTAAAAATTAGGAATATCGAAGGTTATGTAATAAACGGAAATGTTTTAACTGACGAAAGAAAAACAGTTTATAAACTAACACAAGGAGCAAAATTTTCAGAAATAGAAATCTGTATGTTTTTTGAATATCCTGATTTCAGTTCAGGAATAAGCAATCCACCTTTCAATTTAAGTGGTGAATATAACGGTGAAGTTTTACTCAAAAATATGAATTATGTTTTTATTTTAAAAATGCTTGAGAGAGTGCATGGGAAAGTAGCTTTTATTTTGCCAAAGGCAGTAACCACCTCATCAGATGAAATAGGAGCTAGAAAATATTTGAAAGAAAAAAATAAAATAAGAGCAGTAATTGAAAATCCAGGAGGAATGTTTGAAAGTACAGCTATACCGACAACAGTATTATTTTTTGAAGATTCAGAAGAAATAAGTTTCTTAAATTGCAAAGATTTTTTTACAGAAGACGAAAGAAATCAAAAAGGAGAAAAGCATACAAAAAATAGAACTTATGTAAAAACATTTAAAACTTATTCTGAAGATCAGATAGAAAAAATCTTATTATGCATAAACGAAAAAAGAGATATAGTGAATTTTTGTAAAACTGTAAGAAATAATGAAATTCAAGAAGAAAACTGGCAATCGTTACGATACATTGAAACAAAAACAGAAGAAAAATACAGCAGGAGTTACAAGGATATATTGGAAGACTTGCAAAGAGTAATGATTCAAAAAAATGAAAATAAGCTTACTATAAATGAAACATGGGCAAAAGAAATTGGTTTTTTAGAAGTTTTTGAAAATGCTACTAAATCTGATGAAACAACTAAAGAAATAAATAAAACAATAAAAGAAGTTTTAAAATTAGAAATTGAACTTCCAACTCAAAAATATATTAGGACAACAAAATCTAAAGAATTGAAAATTGAGAATATGGATAAAGCAGAAATTACGTCACTTATGCTGATGACGTTAAATACATGGCGGACAATGCTACACTTTTTAAACAACGAAGAGAACAGATATTTGACAGAATTAAGAGATAAAATGTTGCCTGATTTGATGAGTGGCAACTTAAAAATCTGAAAATAGGAGGGATTATAAATGGGAAAGAAAGGAATTAAGTTAATTAGTATAAGAAGAGAAAACAAATTAAATAATAACGATAACATTAAAAGCCCCAAACATTATAAACTTGAAGGCTTAAATGTTGAATCAATAGAAGTCATTAAGTCGGTGCTAGGACAAGAGGGATTTAAGGCATTCTGCAAGGGAAATACAATGAAGTATTTAATCCGGGCAGAAAAGAAAAATGGAATTGAAGACTACAAGAAGGCAAAAACATACTTAGACTGGTATTTGAAAGAGTGTGAAAACAATGATTAAACTTGAATTACCAGTTTATTGGGAAACAAGGAAAAATAAACTTGAACTAATGAGTCTAAACTGGTATGGGAAAGCAAATAAATTTGAACGGAATAAAATAAAAAAGGAATATCATAAGTTGATAAAAATACAGTTACTTAAAAACAAAAAAAAATTTAAAGGGAAATATCGAGTTAATTACAAATATTTTTATCAAAATTCAAGAAGTGATTTAGATAATGTTGCAGCAGTTATTGCAAAATTTTTAAATGATGGCTTGAAGGAGTTGGGAATAATCGTAGATGACAATGTAAAATATCTTGTCAACAGTCAATTATCAATTGGTGGCTGTGACAGAAAAAATCCTAGAATGGAAATAGAAGTGGAGGAAATAGAATAATGGAACGTTGGAATAAATTAGTTGGAATGGTAAAAGAATTTTATATAGCATTCGGACAGCAGGAATTTTTAGAAAAGGAAATGACTGTTGATAGAATGAAATTAAGGGAGAAAATGTTCAAGGAAGAACAGACAGAATATGAAGTTGCAGAAAAACAAAATGATATAGTTGAAAAATTAGATGCTGTATGTGATATGTACTACATACACATAGGAACATTATTAGAACAGAACAGAGGAGATGTTGAAAAAGTGGCATCAAAAATATTTTTTTTAGAGGATGAAAGGACTAGAAGAATCTTTAATTGGGAAGTGGAAAATGGCTTTGAAAAAATATTATTTCAAGCCTTTGAAGAAGTTCACAGAAGTAATATGAGTAAGTTAGGGTTGGATGGAAAACCAATATATAGGGAAGATGGGAAAATAACAAAAGGACCGAATTTTTTCCCACCAAATTTAAAACAGTTTCTTTAAGGGGGAGTTTTATGGAAATACTGACAAATACAAAATTTCTTCAGACAGTAGTAATGATTTTTAGCCTTTATCTGCTGTATAGAATGAATAAAAAATAAGGAGGAAATATGCAAATATACGAAAGCTGTATTGGTAACATATACATAGTAGAAGACGGATATAATCCTGGTGTATGTGGTTTCTGTGGAGATACAGATAATTATCTCGGAAGTTACAGAAAAGGGAATTTAAAAAGCATTGGAGAAACTCTTATTGAGTTAATGCTCGAATATGATTTTAGATATATGAAAGAGATTTACAAGGAAATATGCACAGAAGAAAAAATAACGGAAAATCAGAAAAAGGAAATAAATGAATCACTAGAACAAAATTTCAGAAAAAGGATAGAAACAATTTTTGGATAAAACCAACAAGGACAATGGCAATTTAATAACTGTGAATTAATCTCTGATACCTGAAAGTATTGAGGAGTTTATAGAGTATAATAAAAATTAAAAAAAATATGTTGACAACGTTACGTAAGTGTGGTAGTATTATTACGTAACGTAATAGGAGGAAACATGACTAAAAGGATTCTAAAAATTTCTTTTGGAAAAAGTGGTTCTGGCGGAATTACTACTAAATTATCAATACCTAAAAGTGTACTTGATAAAATGGGAGTTACTTCAGAAGAAAGAGAAGTAGAGTTTGAATACAACGAAACTTCTAAAGAAATCACGATAAGAAAGAAATAAAAAAATCCCCTAAACCTATTACAATTCAGGGGATATACAGTACAATAAGTACCTAACCAACCTTATTATACTGTATAAACTCCAAAAAATCAATATTTTCAGGAGGAAAAAACATGACATTTAAGGAAGAACTAGGATTTGACATTACAAGGGTATTACTGGACAGTCACAATGAGAAGTTGAAGACATTAAGAAAGGAATTCATGGACTTGCTGGAGAAAGCATATGGACTTGTTCCAGATGATAAGAAATTGAACATGGCAGATTTGGAAGACGCATTTTCATCTTATGTGGAAGCAATAAAGAGAGAGTATTACAATGCAAGTTTAACAGTGGACATCATAGTACAAAATAATATTGAAAAGGAACTGAGAGCAAAATGTCAGAGAGCATAAGAAAATTATAGTATAATAGGAGGAAAAAATATGAATGAATTACAAATAATAGAAGAGAGAGAAGTATTAGGAAAAGAATTTAGAATATATGGAGATTTTGAAAATCCATTGTTTTTGGCAAAGGATGTTGCTGAATGGATAGAATATGATATTTCAAGTATAAATAAGATGTTAAATAATGTAGATGAAAATGAAAAGGTTCGGAATATTGTTCCGACCCTTGGAGGAAATCAGGAAATGTGGTTCTTAACAGAAGATGGACTATATGAAGTTTTAATGCTGAGCAGAAAACCGATAGCCAAAGAGTTTAAAAAACAGGTAAAAGAAATTCTGAAAACAATAAGAAAAACTGGAAGCTTTTCGAAACCAATGACAATTGAAGATATGATAATAATGCAAGCAAACGAAATGAAAAATGTAAAACATAGAATAGATGTTGTGGAAAACAAGGTTGATAATGAAATCAGAATAGACCAGTCAGAACAAAGAAAATTACAGAAAGCTATAAATATCAGAGTATATCAAAGACTGGATGTAATCAATGCTGAAAAAAGACTGATGTTCCCGGCAATACATAGGGATGTGAAAGACCGTTTCGGAGTAGCAAGTTACAGGGATATAAAAAGAAAAGATTTAACTGAAGCATTGGCATATGTTCAGAACTGGATTGAAAAAGCAGAACTAAGGGGGTTAAATTAAGATGTCAATAGAAAAAATAAAAACATTCGAAGAATTTAAAAAAGAATTAGATTTTGAAACAACAAAAAAGCTGACAGAAATTTTTCAGATGATTGCTAAAAAAGATGGATTTAAAGCTACTAACACAGAAACAGGAAAAGACATTTCGGATGAAGTCATTGAAAATGAAATTGGAATGGAAAGAATAGATATAGAAAGCATTGAATTCCTGATTTATAAAGAGTGGAAAAAATGGTGGAGAAATATATAAAAAAACAAATTCACAGTTATTAAAGGCTGTGAATTTTTATTTAGGAGGAATTATGATAGAAGAACAGGAAATAAGGGCTGAATTAATAAAAAGAAAGATTAAAGAAGGTATGGATTTAACGGATAATGAGTTTGATTTTTGTGATGGGAATAAGCACCTTTTTCAAAAAGTCAGATTCAAAAAAGTGAGAAAGGCAATAGAAAAATGGCAAACACGGAAATCATAGATAGTAGGATAGTTATAACTTTACCAGTTGAAAAAGTGACTGCTGGGCTAAAAACAGAACTTGAGGAATATTTGAACAATTTACCTATTATAGTTATCCCAGTCAAGAAATTATCAGAAGCACAAAATAAATTAATCCACGTGCTTTTAAAAGAGTTTGGAGAACAGCTGGGATATACTCTTCTGGAAATAAAAGAATTAATGAAAGAACAGTTTGCAATTGCAACTGACAGACTGGACTTTTCAACTGCTAAATGCGATATGCAGACAGCTAATGAATTTATAGCTTTTATCATAGAACAGGCACTTGAAATGGGAGTGAATCTGTATATTTTGGGAAAACATGACACTAGATATAAGCATATACTGGAAATAGACAATATCACTCAAAGATATGTTATAGCATGCTTGAGAAAAAGGACATGCTGCATATGTGGAAAAGTGCATGATGAATATAATACAGTCGACCTGGAACATTGGAATACAGTCGCAAGTAGTGTTGGGACTTATGAAAACGATGATGGGCTACAAAATCCGTTTTTGACACTTTGCAGGCAACATCACAATGAAAAGCATAATATAGGTGTCGAAAGTTTTAAAAACAGATACTACATAGAGGGAGTGTGGCTTAATCCTCAACTGGTATATGAATTACTTCCAGTATATCCAAATCACTTTGCATTGTTCCGGAAGAAATTAAAAAATGGAGAGTACGATGATGCGATAGTAAAAAGATAGAGAGGTCAAAATGAGTTTTAAGGAACATAATAACAGGAAAATAGCAAATAAATTAGCTGAATACATTACAGGAACAGAATTAAGGCAATATGTGGCAAGGAAAGTAAAAAAATATGTTGGAATTGATAATCCTACAATATTTGATGGTGCAGTAGGGAGTGGACAGCTTGAGCAGTTTATAAATCCGTCTAAGTTATATGGAGTGGACATTCAGGAGCAGTCAGTTCTGGCGGCAAGAGAAAATTATGTCGATACAGATTTAGAGATAAAGAGTTTCTTCAACTATAACCGTAATGACTTCATAGTAAATGCAGTTGTTATGAATCCACCATTTTCAATAGAGTTCAAAAGTTTGACAGATGAGGAAAAAGAGAATATTCAAAAGGAATTTGGATGGAAAAAAAGTGGAAAAGTAGATGATATATTTGTTTTAAAATCATTGAAATATACTGAAAGATTTGCTTTTTATATCTTGTTTCCTGGGGTATGTTACAGAAAAACAGAAGAAAAATTTCGTCAGGTTATAGGAAATAGAATCGCTGAACTAAATTTAATAAGAAATGCCTTTGATGATACATCAATAGAAGTTATATTTATAGTCATAGACAAGGAAAAAACATCAAGAGAACTGGAACAGGAAATATATGACTGCAAATCAAAAAAGCAAATACATCATGAGATTTCTGAAATTTCTGAAAATTTCAGGTGGGAAACTCCTCATGAAGTTGTTGAAAAAGAAGAAATTAATATTGAAGAACTTAACAAAACTATTTCAGAGAGCTGGATAAAAAGCTTTGAAAAGAATCTTGAAATTGAAATATTTCTAAAATTCGAACTGGGAGCTGATATAGATGTACTCGGAAATATAAAAAAAGTTAGGTTCATATGTGATAAATTTGAAAAACAGTTGAAAGGAAGTAAAAAATGCAGTTCGATGACACCGCAAGAGAAGCAATTAAAGTTATTCAGTCTATTCACGGCATTGCAACAATAAGACTTATGGATATATTTGATATAAGCTTTAACAGTAAAAAGGATGTTTTTGGAAGAAAAGATATAACAGAAAACGGATATCCAGCAATGTTTTTTAGCGATATATCAAGAAAATACGATATTTCTGTTGAAAATATTGAAACTAAAATTTCAAAGGAATTGTTTGATACCTCAAACAAAATGAGTAAAAATGATATTTTAGTAAGTCTTGAAGAATTTGATAAGATTCACGTTGGCAGAGCTATACTGTATGTTGGAACAAAAAAAGTGGCATTAAATGGCTATGTTGCAGTTTTAACTTTGAAAGAAAATTTCAAGGATATGATTAATCTTAAATATGTTTCATTTTATATGAATTATTCAAAGGTTTTCAGAAAACAGGCTTTCAAAAATTCAACAGGAGCAAAAGTTCAGAGAATTCCAAAAGAAAACTTTGAACTTATGGAAATAAAACTCCCAGTTCTTAAAGTTCAAGATATAGTAATAGAAATAATTGAAACGTTAGATGAAGGATTTAAAATAGTTTCAAAAAGTATTGAAAATGAAATGGGAAAAACAACAATTGCAAAGAAATTTATTATGCAAGAAATATTTAACAAAATAGAGGGAAGAAAATGACAGAAGAAAAACAGGACAATGGCAGTTGAATATTTTTGGTCTTAGGGTATAATATAGTATTATATTTTAGGAGGATTTATGGAAAATATATTTTTTGAAACAATAAAAATATTGGTATCTCTGTTTGTAGGAATTCTACCATTCATTGCTACAATATTGACAATAATATATTATGTGTACCGTGATGAAAAAAATAAAAAAATAGAAAAAAAACGAGAAGAAAAAAGATTTTTAAGAGAAAAATTAGAAATTATAGTAGAAGAAATTATAAACTGTAATTTAGAAGCAAAAACTTATGAAGAAATCAAAAAAAAGGATGAAATAGATAACGTTTCAAAAAAATATAAAAAAGCTTTTTTTCTAAGCCAAATGTATTTTCCAGAATTGTATAAGATAGTATGTTCTTATTATTTAAGTTTAGGGGATAAAAGATCTGTAACGAATGAAAATGACAAAAAATGTAGTACTGTATCTTCAAGAGAAGAAGAGTATAGCAAATTTCTAAAACAAGTGGAAGTAGAAATAGAAAAAATAAATAAAATGTAAAAGACCAAATAAAACTGGTCTTTTTATTTTAGAAAGGAAATAGAATGATAGATAAAATAATAAAAATATTAAAAATAACATCTTTAGCTTTTGTAATTATAATTTTCTTTTTTTCAACAAATATAATCCACAATGCAAAAGATTTAATTACAGTAGTGAAATATTTTGGACTGTACATAATGACAGCAGTACATGTCCTGGTATGCTTTAGTTTTAAAAATAAAGATTAGGGGGATTAATTAGTGAAAAAAGCTTTAAAATGTAAATTCTGCAAGAAAAAGAAAATGGAATATGAACTGGAAGGGGGAAGATTCAATTATGATTTTGTATGCCCCAGATGTAAAAAAAGAAATATTGGAACAATAGTTGAAAAAGGTAAATAAAAAATATGTTGACAAGTTAGTCCCAAATATGTTATAAAATATCTGGGACTAATAAAGGAGATTGAAAAATGGAAAAACGAGAACTCAATATCTCTTTTTATAAAGCTGGAAATGGTACAGCAACAAGATTAACAGTACCAATAAAATGGTTAAGAGAATTAGGAATAACTCCTGAAGAAAAAGGAATTGACTTAATTTTTGACAAAGAGAATAAACAGCTTATAATAAAAAAGAGATAAGAAAAAACCCTTTAAAGTCCCATTAAAGACAATAAAGGGTAGGTATGTCATAAAACATTCCGTGCAAGAATATTTTATCACATTTTGCCCTAAAAATAAATAATTTTAGGAGGAAAAACATGACATTTAAGGAAGAACTAGGCTTTGAAATTACAAAGGTATTTTTCAATGATTACAATGAGGAGTTAAAAGAGGAAGAGAAAATATTTTCAAAAGAATTTTTAAAAGTGGAAGAAGAACTAAAAAAGATAGGGAAGAACTTAATAGAATTTGAAAAAGTTCTGGACAGCTATATTGAAAAATTGAAAGCAGAATATTTTAAAGCAGGAACAAAAATGACAGAACTTGTATACAATTCTGATGTAAAAGAAGCCTTAGAAGAGTTGGGAGCATAGTATAATAGGAGGATAAAATATGAATGAGTTACAAATAATAGAGAAAACAGAATTTTTAGGAAAAGAGATAATAATATATGGAACAGTGGAAGAACCATTATTTAAAGCAGATGATATAGCAAAATGGTTAGAACATTCTAATGTTAGCAAAATGCTTGAGAGTGTAGACAAAAGTGAAAAAAGGAAAATAGAAATAGGCACTCTAACTAATAGTTATAGTGCTTGGTTTACTACAGAAGACGGGCTTTATGAGCTATTTATGCTTAGTAGAAAACCTCAGGCGAAACCTTTTAAGAAAAAAGTAAAAGAAATGTTAAAGTTAGTTAGAAAAACTGGTATGTATGCAACAGATGAATTACTAAATAATCCTGATTTGGCAATAAAAGCCTTTACAAGATTAAAAGAAGAGCAAGATAAAAGAAAGCAATTAGAAAAACAAATAGAGGAACAAGCTCCAGCGGTTGCTTTTGCAAATTCTCTAAGTGTGTCAGATGATTGTATTTTAGTAAGAGAAATGGCAAAGCTTTTGAAACAGAAAGGAGTAAATACAGGAGAAGATAGATTGTTTAAATATTTTAGAGCTAATGGATATTTGATTTCAAAGAAAGGCTCAGACTGGAATTTACCAACACAGAAGTCAATGAACTTAGGATTATTCGTGATAAAGGAAGGAACAAGACAGTCAGCTTCAGAAGGAGTAAAAATAACAAAGACACCAAAAATTACAGGAAAAGGGCAACAATATTTCATAAATAAATTTTTAGGATAAGGAGAGATAATATATGAATTTTAAATATGACAGCATAGAGTTAGTGAATGACAATAACAAAAAAGTGTTAATTGAAAAAGAAAGTAGAAAAATAATCAGTAGAATAAAAAATATTTTCAAAAAAGAAAAATAATTCTTGTTTTTTCTTTGAAAAAGCTTAATGTTGTGGTATAATTTATTGAATTAAAAAAGGAGTTGAAATCAGATGACTATGAGAAGTTTTAGTATTAAATTAGCTTTGTTTTTTGCATATTTCATGTCTATTATATTTTTTGTTTTTCCACCATTTTTGATAGCAACAATAATATTTCATGTGAGTTTGAGAAGAAAAGAAAAAAAATTTAGAGAAGAACTGGAAAGCATAGGCTTTAATAACTACAGAGAAATAGAAACAGGGAAGTATAAATATCTTATATTCAATGATGATGGTCGGTTTATGGAAACAATTCACAGAAAATATGAATTATTTGATATAAAAGATTATAATGTAGAGTTTGAAGTTCCTAACAAAAATAATCAATCTGTTGATGTTTTGGCCGGATACATGCTAGCTGGAAGTTTAGGAGCATTTGCAGCAGTAAATAAACCTTGTTATTTGATTTTAAGAAAAAAAGGTCAAGAAAATTTTACAGAACCAACGAAATATGCAATATGTGGTAAAAAGTCAATAGAAAATATGTATAATCTTTTAGTATTTTTCAAGGAAAAAGGATATATATAGAATAACTTTAAACTGTTGAAAAAAATATATAAAAGTGGTATAATATTAAAGAAATAAAAAACAAAAGAATATATTGGATAATTTTATCCAGAGCATCCCAAGCGGATCTGTTGCGTAGCAATACGTGACAGGTTCGCTTTTTCTTTTTTCAGAAAATTACAGGAGGAAAAGGAATGTGCATGAAAACATAAAATTAATAATAAAGAATGAATATGAAAATGGAACAAGCATGAGTGTTCTGTCTAAAAAATATAACATTGGTTTGAGCAGAATAAAAAAATGGAGTTCTGAAGGAAAATGGGTTAAAAAAAAACAGAATAAAGTAACCAAAAACAAAAGTAACCAAACTAAAAAAAGTAACCAAAAACAAATGGTTACTTTATCAAAAGAAACACAGATAAAGTCAGATATTATCAATAATCTTACGAAAAAGGAAATTATAGAAAAAAATGACATTTCAGAGAGTACATATTACAGAAATAAAAAAAGTGTAAGAAGTATTCAAATAGAACAGAGCGAGAAAATTTTAAGATTCATAGCTGAAGAGAAATATTCGGATGCAAAAGAAAGATTAATAAAAATATCTGAACAGAAAGAAGAACTTGAAAAAAAATTATTAGATTTATCAATAGATGAAAAAGAGAAGATGCAACTAATAATGGCAAGATTAAGTTTATTAAGAGAATTTGAAAAGGAAATAAAAAATGGTGCAAGAGTTATAAATGATTACAGAAGGGCAGACCTTGAACAACAACTTGAAAATGAGAATCTTATAAGAGAAAAGATAGACCTTGAAAGAAACAAGAATGGAAAAATAGAAGATGAAGAGCGGGTTGTGATAATAGATGACACAGATAAAAATTAAAGATGTTATCGGAAAAAATTATGACCTTTTCTGGAATGATAAACATTTTTACAGAGTTGTTAAAGGTTCAAGAGGTAGCAAAAAAAGTAAAACTATAGCAATCAATATGATTTACAGAATTATGAAATATCCTGAAAGTAATTTACTTGTCATAAGGCGTGTGTTTAATACTTTAAGAAACAGTTGTAGAGCAGACTTAATTTGGGCAATTAACAGATTAAAAGTAAATCATTTATGGAGAATTCCAAAAGGAGAACATACATTAACTTATTTACCAACTGGGCAACAGATATTATTTGCCGGATTAGATGATCCGTTAAAATTAACATCAATTACAGTAGCACAAGGATATTTAAATTTTGTCTGGATAGAAGAAGCTTTTCAGATTGAAAAACAGGAAATGTTTGAAACGCTGGAAGAAAGTATAAGGGGTATACTGCCACCGCATTTATTCCATCAGATTACTTTAAGCTTTAATCCATGGTCTGAAGACCACTGGTTAAGAAAAAGATTTTATAATGATACTTATGATAGAGAATATGAAGATGATTTGATATATGCAACAACTACTGACTATACAATGAATGAATTCCTTGATGAAGTAACTCTGAAGAGATTTGAGGAAATGAAAATAAAAAGACCAAATCGTTTTAGAGTTGCAGGATTAGGCGAATGGGGAATTGCAGAAGGACTGGTATACAACAATTGGGAAATATTGGATTTTGATCCTATAAAATTGTTAAAAAATGACTTTTCCTTAGAAGCTGCATTTGGACTAGATTTTGGTTTTACAAATGATCCAAGTGCATTTATAGCGGTAATAGTTGATTTGAGGAATAAAAGACTTTTCATATTTGATGAGTTTTATAAAAAACGCCTATTAAATAACGAAATAGCAGAAGAAATAAAAATAAGGGGATACTCAAAAGATGAGATTACAGCCGATTGTGCTGAAGCTAAATCAATAGAAGAAATTAGAAGTTATGGTATAGGTCGAATAAAACAGAGTTCAAAAGGAAAAGGAAGTGTGAATCAGGGAATACAGTATATCCAACAATTCGATATATACGTACATCCAAAATGCACAAATACAATAATGGAATTTAAGAATTATGTTTGGGAAGAAAAAAATGGAATAACATTAAATAAGGCTGCAGATAATTATAATCACTTAATGGATGCATTACGTTATGCCCTCGAAAAATATAGCACTGGTGGAGTGCATGACATATTAGTTTAGGAGAAATTATGAGTAAAAAAAAGAAAATGAAACATAATGGATTTGCAAGTAATGCAAGGAATTCCACAAAAGGTTCAGGAAAAGATATATTAAACAGGCAAACTCCTGTTAAAAAATATTTAAATGATGAAACAATAGAAAATTTGGTTGGAAGTAATGATCTTGCAAAAATAATATTGAATGCTCCGATTGAAGACGTTCTAAAAAATGGGCTTAAAATTTCAGTTCTAAAATCAGATGGAACAGAAGACATAGAGAATACAAAAAAGCTTCTGAATAAACTTGATGAGCTTGATTATTTAGAAAAAATAATGGAGTTTATGGAAAAAGTCAGAAAGTTTGGATATGCGGTAATGTATTTAAATGTTTTTCATAATGAAGAAAAAGAAACGTCTGATGAACTAGGAGGAAAATATCAGATAAAAGGATTAAGTGTATTTGACAAGACGGAAATAGTAAAAATTAAAGTTGAAAATTCTAAGTTAAAATTGAATTACGGAGAAGTAACAGAACTTCAAGTGAAAAACTATTCTAATAACGGATATTACAATCAGTTAGTTAAGACAGAAATACATCCGAGCAGAGTGATTTTTTCAAGAATAAATGAACATAAAAGGTTGATAGGAGAATCTATTTTTACTTCTCTATTTGACAGAATGGTTATTTTAGATAGTACAGAATGGAGTATAGGACAGTTAATATACAGGGCAGTTTTTCTTATTTACAAAACAGATGTAAATACAATGGATAAAATAAAAGAAAGCGGTGGAGTTAGAGATAAGGAAGAAGAAATAAACGCTTCTACTTTAGCTGTAATAGGAAAAGATGATGAAATGCAAGTAATAAATTCTACTGGTGGAATAGATCCTGAAAAATATATAAATGCGGTTTTGACTATACTATCAATACACACTAACATTCCAAAACAGAGACTGGCAGGAAACACTCAAGGAACTTTGGCTGGTTCTGAAGAGGACGCAAAAAAGTATGCAGAGTATTTAAGAAGATATTTCAATAAATATATTCTACCGATAACAAATAATTTAATTGATAAAGTTTTAATAGAACTAAAAATAGACCAACCTTACAAGGTTGAATTGCCTAATTTGTTAGAGCCAACTGCATCAGAACAGATTGAAAACGATTTAAAAAGGGTTGAGCTTGACACTAAAAAGCTTGAATACCTTGAAAAAGCTTTGAATATAGTTTCGAATAATGAACTTATTGAGAAAAAAGATAAAATAGCTGAAATAATTAAAAAATTAGGTGAAGAAGATTTTGACTTTGAAGCATTACTGAAAGAGTTGAGCTAAAATGATTGAATTTGATGTAGATATAAAAATAGAAAAAATGCTTCTGAAAATATTGAAAGGCAAAACAAAAAAGTTTCTGAAATATCTTGAAGAAAATAACATCAATGTTGATGATGAAGAGGAGATAGAGAAGGCACTCAAAAATTTTAAAGAAAAAGAGAACAGGACTATATTTGGAATAAACAAAGTCCTTTTAGCTTATACATTAGCATTGATAATTGATGGAATAAGTAAAAAGAACAGAGAAAAGTTCAAAAATAGAATAACTTCTGAATTATTTAAAAAATCAGTAGACATAGCAGACAAAAGAATAAAAGAACTATATCTTAGTAGTGCGAAAAGAACAGCATATTATGTAAATGAAGTAATTAAAAAAGCAAAGACAGGAACAGAAGATTTTGTATTAAAAGATAAATGGCAGGAAGCAAAAGAAAAAGTGGAAGAAAGAATGGGTTATTCAGATCTGTTAAATTCAAATAATGTTTTAGGAGAAACTCAAGCAGAATATGTAAAAATCATTTTAGAAGAACTAGGAATAAAAGGATTTATATGGGTAACTAAACATGATGACAGGGTAAGGGCGAAACATTCATGGAGAGAAGGAAAATTATTTGATATGAATGGAAACTTGCTTAAAGGTGTGGGTGAAGACAGTGCAAAAATATTACCAAAACAGGAATGGGGTTGCAGATGTAGAATGGCTATAGATGAAAAAGCAATAGAGGAGGCATTGAATAATGTTGCATAGCAGATATAATCTTAATCAGTTTGAAAAACCAAAATTGACAGAAACAAATGAAGGTTTTTTACAAATAAAAGGAAATATATTAAAAGCGGACAGTTTTATGGAATATATGGACAAAGAAGGGGTATTAAAAGAAAAAATACCTAAGGACATTCTTTTTAGCGAAGAAACTAAGAATTCGTTTTTGCATAAAAAAGTCACTTTAGAACATCCTGAAAAAAATGGGAAATTAACAATGATTAATTCTGAAAATGTTTCAGAATTTGGAAAAGGAACAATAATTGAAATTTTTGAAAATCAGGATTGTTTAGGAGCTACTTTACAGATAGAAGATAAAGAAACTGTAGATTTCATAAAGCAAAGATATGAAAATGGAGAAAATATCGAATTAAGTGCTGGATATATGGCAGAAACAGAGAATATAAAAGATAATCAGTACATCCAAAAAGATATTATAGCTAATCATGTAGCAATATTATCTGGAAAAGGTAGGGCGGGTAGTGATGTAAAACTTATATATAACTATTTAGATTATGAGGAGGAAAAAATGAAATTGAAATTTAATGGAAAAGAATTAACACCTGAGGAATTATTAGTGGAAGCTATTAATCTTCAAAAAGAAGGTGAAGACTTCAAAGAAAAATACAATGCTTTAGAAACTGAAAAAGAAACATTGGCAGCAGAAAAAACTACTTTAGAAACAGAAAAGCAGGAATTAACAACAAAATATGGAGAATTGGAAACGAAATATAATAGTTTACTTACTGAAACAGAAAATAAGGAAATAATTTCTAAAGCTAAAGAAGTTTTAAATTCTGTTGATGAAAAAGAAGCAGTTGAAAAAATAATGGAAAAAGTAATCAAGGAAGTAAATCCAAAATACAATGCTAAAGAAAATTCTAAAGTAGAAGATTTGAAAGAAATGTTTGATTTCAGCGTAGAAACACTGTCTGAAATGAACAAAGAAACAAAAGCAAGTGAAAAAGGAAAATTTAATGAATCCGAAACAGGATTAACATTAAAAATTGACAATAGTTATTTTTCTAAAAAAAGAAATGGAGGTAATTAATTATGAAATTAGGACAAGAAGCATATTTCACTACTGACAGAAGAAGCAGAGTATGTGATGTTATAGATGAAAAAATAACAATAGGAAAAGCTGTGCAATGGAGTACTACCGATGGAATGAGAGCAGTAAAACCGTTTACAACAGGAACATTTGCAGGAGTTGTTATGCATACAGATGATAATGACAAAGGAATTATAGAAAATCCAACAACTGCTTCAATTTTGCAATCAGGAAATATAGTTGTGAGAGTAGCGGAAAATGTTACTAAAGGTGATAAAGCTGGAGTAAAAAATACAGGAGAATTTGTAAAAGCGGCAACAGGGACAGCAATAAAAGGATATTTTGAGACAACTGCTAAATCTGGAGAACTGGCAGTATTAGTATTAGAAGGGATTATATAAGGAGGGATATAGATGTTTAACAAATATAATAATAAGACATATCAATTAGCAACGGCATTTATGGTTTCGTTAGGAGTAGTTTTAGAGGAAAGAAAAGATGAACTGTTAGGAAGGTCATTAGTTCCTGTCGGTGGTGAACAAGTAGGAGTACAAATAGGAGATAAATATGTTACATATAGAAAAACAAATTCAAGAAGAGTAGCAGAAGTAGTTGCAGAAAGAGATGATGATATTCCTTTCACAGAAGTTGATGGAGAAGATGCATTTGCAAAATTACACTGGATAAGATCAGGTCATAAATTTACTATTGCTGAAAAAGATAGAATTTTATCAGTTGAAAGAGAAAAACAGATTCAAATGTTTAATTTAAAATCTTCTGAAACATTCTATGCAGTTTCTGAAGCAGAAAACAACGAATTGATACACGGAAATGCAAAGCTAGGAAGACAAGGTCTTTTAACTGTGGATGGAAAAAGAACATATAATTTAGGTGTGAATTTTGCAACAGCAACAGGAGAACAAATTGTAGATGCTTTAACTGCAGCACATCTTGAATTTGAAACAGGAGTAACGGGAAAATATAACGCTAGAACTTTAGTAATAGATAATTCATTACATGCAAAATTATTAAAAAGTTACGGCACACAGGAATACAAAACAAGATTGGCTGTTATTCAAGAACTTGGATTATTTGGAAGAATAGTACCTGTTAAGAATTTAATAAATAAAACTACTAATAAGCCAACTTTATTAATCTTAGATGATGTTCCTGAAAACTTCCAAACTATAATTGTGCAAGAAGCAACTGCTGATGAATGGGAAATAGCAAGAACAACATATGTTCCAGTTGAAGAAAAATTGTCAGAAATAGTTGCATTTAGACCAGATTCGATTATGGAATTAACAACTGCATAGGAGGAAAAATGAAAACATTAATAATATGTAAGTTAGCTGAGGTATTTATAATACCTCAAATAACTACTGAAAAAGGAAATAGGCTTAAATTTACAAAGGGAACAACAGAAGTTGAACTTGATGCTGAAAATGTAGAAAAGTTAGAAACTTTTGCTGAAGACTATGGAGATTATATAAAAATAGTTAAAGGAGAAGAAACAGAAAATGTGAATTCTGAAAAAATAGTTGATGATATGAACAAGGAAACAAAATTGCAGGAAAAGAAAGCAAAATTATTTAGTCAGCTGGAAGAATTTAAAGATGAAAGAATAAAGAAAAAAGAAATAGTTGAAGTGTTCAAGGATTATATATCTGATGAAAAAGCAAGTAAAGAAGAACTGATAAAGCAGATTGAAGAAAATATTGAAAAAATAGAGGAATAATCATGAAAGTTGAAGATGTGAGAGCGGGAATTTCGGAACTGAATTTCAAAGAAATAAATGGTGAATTTGTGATTTCTGACAGTATTGTAAATTCAAAAATTGATGAAGCAGTAATATTTTTGGAAGATGTTACTGTTTCAATTCCTAACAAAGTTAAAGAAATACTAACTAAATATTTAGCGCAGCATTTTTTGCTAATGAACTTGAAAGAAACAACGAGCCTTAATTTGCCTAATAATAATGAAAACTGGAAAGCAAGATTAAATGATTTAGCTTTAGATCAGACAATCCCAGGGCAAAATTTCAGGGCATTAATAAGAAAATATACAGATGATTTTGCAACTGCTGATGAAATAGCAAATAAAAAACATCATGGACTTCATCTTTTCAGTTAGGAGGTAGTTAGGTGAAAATAAATATTAAAGAACCTGTTAAATTTGTAATACATCAAACAGGAGAAGAAGTAGAATTTCAAGCTGGAACACAAGAAATAGAGAATCTTGATTTGAGAATGGAACGTATAATTGCTCAAAGTGAAGGAAAGATAGAGTTGGTTAAAGAAAAGAAAGCAAAAGGGAAATAATGTCAAGATTTAAAGGAAGTTTCACAGTGAAGTTAAATGTTTCAGCTTCTATAAAAAAGGAAACTAAAATAAAATTACCTTTACTGGTTATAAAAAGTGGTATTTTTCCTGACGCTAGACATTATGCCAAAAACATAACAGCTGTAAATCTTTATGCTGTACTTCTTTACGGAACAAGAGATGGTAGAATTCCTTCGAGAAATGTGCTGGAATTTCTGAATAAATATGTAGAAGACAATAAAAATAATTTTGTTGGTATGTATCTTAAAAATAAAGATGACATTATGAATGCTGGAACAATAATTGGAACAGATATTAATAATAAACATAAAGCATTAATATATGGATTTAAAAGTCCAGGAAATGCTCCAAGCACAATTAAACAAAAAGGATTTAATGATCCTCTTATTGACACAGGAACTCTTGTGAAATCAATTGCATTCAGTATAAATGGAAAGGGAAGATATGGTAGAGGATAATGAATATAAGTCAGATTTATGAAAAAGAAAAAGAATACAAATTTTTTAAATTACTTTCTGAAACAAATGATAAAGGAATAATCAGAAAAGAATTTAAAGAGTATAAACTTAAAGCTTACATTGATTATCAAAGCTATAATTCAAGTATAAATCCAATTAAATCTATAGATACAAGAGAAAATTTAGTTGGAATTATACGAATTCCTACATTAGCAATTGATAACAATAAAGCGACAGAAAAGCTTGAAATAACAAATGGAGATTACATTGTTTATGAAAATAAGAAGTACGAACTGATAGAAGTTAGAAAAATAAAAGAGGAATTGAAAAATTATTATACTTTTTATTTAACTGACTATATAGATAATATAACATTTGATTCATATAAAACTGAATTAAATATGCTTTTCTTTAATATATTTACAAAGTTAGGGATAGAAGCAGTTGTGTATCATTCTTTTTTTCAGAATTCCTATTTTGAAAAAATTGATAAACCATTTTTAACTTATGAAATTACTCAATCAAAAAGTATGAGTGACTATACAACTTTTAAAGAAGAAATATCGAAGAAAGATAAAATAGAATTTAAATACAGAAGTAATAGAACTTATAAAATGATGATAAAACTGTATGATAAGGATCAAGTGCTTAATTTAGATACAATTTTAAGTAAAAATAAGATATTTAATCATATTGTAGAAGATTTAAACTTTGATTTCAAAGATATATCTGAAATAGAAATACAGAAGTTAGATTTTATAAGTGAAAGTAACACAATAATAAATAATAAGATAATGAATGAGAAAGTATATAGTTTAGAATTCACGGTGGATACATTCTATAGTTATGAAACAGATTATATAGAAAAATCTAAAATAAAAGGAAAAATAGAAAACGGAGGTTAAAATGAGCAGAAATGCAATAGTAAATATAGCGGCTATTAATGCGGCACTTAGTTTGACAACTAGAGATTTTACAAGTGTTTTATTAGTAACTAAAGCAAAAAAAGTTTCAAATGGAAGCAATTTGCCTAAGGCAGTCACATCTACAAAAGAATTGATAGATTTAGGATTTCAAGAAACAGATAAGGAAGTTATTTTAGTAAGAGATTTTTTTGGTGCTTCAACAAAACCAGATTTTATTTGGGTATATGGAGATGATACAGCTTCTACAACGTACACTTCTATCTTGCAAGGGTTAGATAGTCGTTGGAAAGGAAAATGGTTCTACACAGTTGTTCCTGTCGCAGAGGAAAAAGATGTAAAAGAAGCTTTGGATTTTGGAAAAGGGACATCTATAGACTATGTTTTCTTATTTCAAGGTGCATCTAACTTTACAAAAGAAGTAAATCTTAAAATAGCAAAAGAAAATAAAGTGGATAATGGATTTTATATTGCAACAGATAAAAATGAAGGTCAAATTACAAATCTTCTTGCAACAATAAGAAACTTCTTTCCGGGTTCTGTTCCATTTGCGAGTATCAAATTAAATGGAATTACAGGATCAAACTATACTTTATCTGAAATATTGGAGCTAGTTGGAAGTCAGAGAGAATCTTCGACTGGAGTTAATATTGTAACAGAAGAAGAACAAATGGTTATCCCTTATTATGGAAAAGCTATGGATGGAATAACATGGTTTGATTATACATTAGCAAGAATAGCAATAGATGAATATATGAGAATTGGGATAACAAAATACATAGTTGAAAGAAACACAAGAGGAGAAAAAATTTCTACAAAGGAAGCAGGAAGACAGCAAGTAGCTTCAAATGGAACTTCAATTCTTAGAGAATTTGCTGCAAGAGGAATAATTTATGACATTGATGACATTATTGAAGAAGGAACAAATGCTTTTGAAGTGAAAGTTGTAAATATGAGCAACAGAGAAGTTGAAATTAAATATAATTGCTGGTTTCAAGGTGCAATAATCAAATCAAAAGTACAAGTTATATTAAATTCAAAAAATGGAAATTAGGGAGGTAAAGATATATGGCATATATGAGAGAGGGATTCATATTAGTAAGAGGTTCTGGAAGAGAACTTATAATAGATGAACTTGATGAAGATGCAGTTGAAATAGAAACAGCAGAGGATAAAACAAGCAGAAGAATGACAACAAGAGGTAAGAATATTTACTCCATTATAGCTAATGTTCCTTATGAACTTACTATTTCAATTCCACCAAGAGTAAAAGTAATGGAAAGAATTTTAGATTTTCTGAAATTTTTAAAAGATAACAAATATCCAACTTTGGAGATAGAAACGCATGAAACAATAGACGGTCAAACAGTGATAACATATTATGAAGACGGAAATGTCTTATCCGAACTTGATTCAGAAGGTGCTTTTACAGAAGAAGCTCCAACAAATACTTTAAAACTTGCAGGAACAAGAAAAGAAAAGAAAATATCATAGAGGGGTAGAAAATAATGGAAAATAAGCAAAAGAAATTACAATTTAAAAGAATAGAACCTGGAGAAAAGCCTTTTTTAGGAGCTTTTTTAGGAGAAGAAAGACATTTTGGACTTCCAAATAAAGTCTTTAAAGTTTATTTAGAAGGTGAGGGAGATGATGGAGAAAAAGGATTTGTTTGTGTTCAGTTGATTAATCCTAAAGCAAGAAAATTAACAAGATTCTTAATAAATGCAGGGAATTTTACAGGAGCATTAGACAGTGGAGATTTTTCAGGAATGGAAGATGATTCTTTGGATAAATTCATAACTTTGACACAGGAATTATTCCAAATTCCAGATACTGTTGTGGATAAATTGACATTCATGAGCATAATGAATTTAATCATTTTTGCGACAAATATTGCAATAAATCCCAGCAGTGAATCTTAAAAGTAATGGGCAGATAAATTATAGGTTACAGTATGAAAAAATGGATGCAAGATTAAAAAATGCACATATAATAGCACATGAATTTAATCTTAATCCTTATGATATAGATGAAAACTGGGGTGATAAGCAAATGGCTGATACTTTAAGTTTTTTGAATGAACTTCATAGAAAAAAGTAGGAGGTGGGAATAAATGGCAGAAGCAAATGAAACACTGGTTTCTTTAAAAATAGAAGCTGACATGGCGAGTTTAAAAAAAGCATTACAGAGTATAAATACAATGATAAAATCAGCATTGAAAGCTCAGATAGACTTGACTTTTAATGTACGTGGAGAAAAGCAGATAGAAGCAATGAAACAGAGAATTTCTAAAGAAATAAAGATACCAGTTTCGTTTCAGAATAATGCTAAAACAGCTCCAACTCCTACTCCAAAAACTCCTGTTACTCAGCCAGTTGCTGAAGGTGGATTCCAAGGGTTTATGGGGCAAATGTCGGATATTCAAGGACAATTATCATCAGTCGTAGGTGGTGCAGTACTTATTGGATTTACTAAAGGTATTGCTAATGGTATTGCTCAAACAGGAATGCAATTTGAAAATTTAAAAACTACACTTTCAAATGCTCTTGGCGAAGCAGCTGAAGGAGCAGCAGCAATGCAGATTATAAGAGAAACTGCTAATGAAGTTAAACTTTCAATAGATGAAGTAGGAAATGGATTTAACAAACTTATAAATAGAGGGCTAAAGCCAACGAAAGAGGAATTTATTCAACTTACTGATGTAGCTAAATCGCAAGGTAAAGAAGTTGACCAGTACGTTGAAGCAGTACTTGATGCAATGACTGGAGAAAATGAGAGATTAAAAGAATTTGGAGTAAAAGCAAAAGATGCGGGAGATAAAGTAATATTTACATTTAAAGGGGTATCAACAGAAGTTAAAAAGAACGAGCAGGATATTTATAATTATCTTGTCGCACTTGGTAAAGTTCCTGGAGTAGCTGGAATGTCAGCAAAAGCGGCTGACACTTTTTCTGGAAAACTGGCTAATATACAATCAAAAATAGATGGAATTAAAATAGCAATTTTCGAAAGAATAGGTGAAGCTTTAAAACCCGTTTTAGATGTTGTTGCTAATGTTCTGGAAGGTTTTCAAAAATGGGCAGAAAAAAATCCTGAACTTGCTTCAGGATTGACTCTTATTGTAATGGCAATAACAGGATTAACAGGAGCTTTTTTAGTTTTGGTGCCGATTATTGCAGGTGTTATGGCATTGGGTGCGCCTTTCTTGTTAACAATAGGAGCTATTGCGTTAGCAATTGGAGCTTTAGTGTTTGTACTTTGGGATTTGTGGAACGGATTAATGACAGGAGAAAGCTATATTTTTGCTATAATTGATGGATTTCTTGAATGGATAGGTGTTGGAATTACTGTTCAGGAAATAATAAGTGCTATTAGTGAAGGGTTTCAAATGATGGTGGCGTTTGTTGTGGATTATGTAGTTCCAGTTATTTTAGAATCGTGGCAATTTTTAGTAGATGCTTTAATGCTTTTATGGGATGGCTTTACAGATTTTATTTCATCAATAATTGATATTATAGTTGGTCTTTTTACTAATAATATTCCACTTGCGGCTCAAGGATTTGTAAATTTAAAGAATACAGTTCTTAACATATTTGACAGTATTGTTGCAGCGGCGGCTACGGCAGTTTCCAGAATTTTAAGTATGTTTGCAGATGCAGTCAATAAAATAGGGGATATGGTTTCTGGTATTCCTTTGATTGGTGGAGCAATAGGGGGAGTTGTAAAAGCAGGAGGAAATGCAATTAAAGGTTTATCTGATAAAGCAGCAGGAGTTGCAAACGATAGGAGAAGTTCTGTTCAAACAAGAAAAAATGAAATGAGTGCTAATTCTACTAAAAATAACACAGGAAAGAAAAGATTTAAAATGCCGGGTGGAAACAAGAATAAGGGAAACAAAACTGATCCATATGGGAAAATGAAAAGTGGAGCAGGTGGTGGAAGCTCAGGCGGTGGAAAAGGTAAAAAAGGAGGAAAAGGTGGAGGTGGTGGAAAAGGTAAAGGAAAAGGAAAAGGCAACAAAGGAGGCGGAGGTTCTGGAAGTTCAAAAAACAAAGAGAATATTGAGGAACAGAAAGCAATAGTTTCCGCAATAGAAGGGTTGCAGGAAGTTCTGAAAAAAACAGGATATTCAATTGTAAACGAAATAAAAAGGGCGGACTTGTTTGAAGCAAAAAGAAAAGCTTTACTTGATTCACAAAGAAAAGAAGGTGCAGCAGAATTATTTAAACATATAAAGGAAAAATTTTTAGGTGGGAATACTAAAGAAGTAAATAATAAAGTTGAGATAGTTTTAAATGGTTCAAAAACAAGTCATGGAATTAATGAAAATACAAGGCTTAAAGATATATTTAAAATACATTATTCAAGGTCAGGAGGATAGAAAATGAGTTTATGGGATTTAGATAAAATAGATGGTTTTTTTGGAGTGATACCATTTCATAGTTTATCAAATGAGATTAATTTTCAAAAAGATATAACTTCAAGAAAGACTTATCTAGGATATGAAGATAATGATCACAGATATTTTAAAGCTAAAGAATTGACCTTGGATATTGTTTTTTTTGGAAAAATGGCAAGATTGAAAATGGGAGCATTGGAAAAGTACTGGAAAGAAGATGATAAACAAGTTCTAATTTTGTTAAAAAGAAATCATGTGTATAAAAACATGGTTATTAGAGACATTTCAAGGACAGAAGAATATATAAAAGATGGAAATAATGTCATTGAAGCAAGTGTAACTTTTCAAGAAGTGCGTTATGGAGTTCCTGGTGGGAATTTATATGAAGATGTCAAAAATGTTACTTCTTCTGATAACATGTTTACTCAAATAGTCGGAGTTGCAAAAGATAAGCTTAAAAACTTTGTAAATCTTTACACTAGAGCTATAAAGTAGGTGAAAAAATGAAAATACAGTATAAGGAAAAAGAAGTTAAAGAGTTAATAATAAATAACAACTTTGTAGAAATTGCTTTTGATATTGATAATTTAGAAAATAAAACTTCTAAAATAGAATTGATTGCATTTGAAAGAAAAATAAAATTTGAACTAATTTATATAAATAAGAAATACAGTTATTTACATGATGAAATAGATCCTATAATTTTGCAGATTATGAATGTAGATAATGTATTGCTATCTACTTTGAAAATAGAACCTTATCAAGACTTGTTATATATTCCAAAACAGATAACTAATGATTATGATGATCTTATTTTATTGATAGTGCCTAAAAACAAAGAAGGATTAAAAAGTGATTTTAATATTAAAACTTTAAAAAACTTCACTTTTTTACTATTCAAGAGGTAAAAAGAATGAAAGATAAATTTAGATATATAGAAATAAGATTAATGTTAGCCGACAATGTTCTTATATATGATAATGATAACTTTAACATGGATTTCAGGCTTGAAGTAGACAGGACAAGTCAATCTAATGTCCTGGAATTAAATTTATATAATATCAAAGCAAGAGAAAAAGGGCAACTTAGTTTAGAATATGAATTTTTGAAAGCAAAACCAAGAATAGAACTTTATGCAGGATATAGGGAGAAAAAAGAAATTAAAATAAAAGATTTGATTTTTTCAGGCCAACTTGCAACAGTAAAAAATGAATTTTCTGAACTGGATATAAAATATAGTTTAGTTTGTTTTCAGGAAAAAGATATATTTGTAATGCAAACTTTGAATGTAAGTTATCCAAAAGGGAATAAACCAAGTTTCATAATAAAAGATCTGATTGATAAATTTGGAAGTAAAGATGAAATTAAACTTGGAATAGGGAAAATAGAACTATTTAAGGATTTACCTTATCAATCGAATTTTTCAAAATCAAATACCAGTTTACAAAAAATATTTGAAGATATTGCAAAAGATACAATGAGCATATTCTATATAGAAAATGGACTTCTTTATTTTTTGCCAAAACATTCTTTTATCAAAGAAAAAACTGAATTAACACAGATGGATTTATTGAATTTGACTGTGGATGATGATGGATACAGCGTTAAATTAGGTTTTAGAAATTTTAAAATAAATACACAGTTATTTATAGAAGGACTGGAAAAAGATTATGTAATAGATAAAATAACACATAATTGTGATGGAGAAGATGGAGAATTTACAACAGAATTGAAAATACTCGATATGGATATATTCGGACAAAATATGTTAAAGGAACTGGAAGAAATTAAGAAAAAATCTGAAGAGAAGATAAAAAAATCCGAAGAAAAGGAAGAAAAACAACAAGAAAAATCTAAAAAGGAGAAGAAATAATGGCATTCAGCGAACTTGAAAAACATAATAAAATGCTTATTCAAGATGGAATCAACGATATACATACAACATGGATAGGTAAAATTTATGATGTTGATAATGAAAAAAGAAAAGCAAGTGTAAAATTTTTGCAGAAGGCAATAAGAAGTTTGAAAGATGATGTTATACAGACAACTCCTGAAGATTTAACAGATGTTCCTTTATTACCAGTTTTTAGCAGTGACAGTTTTGAAGTATATGTTCCTTATTCTAATGATGACAAGGTTTTTATAAATATATTTGAAAGACCATATACTGAGGCTTTTCAATCTAATGAAATTTCAGAGCAACAGAGTTTTGGAAGGACAGAAATGGGATTTGCGGTTGTCATAAGGGCAATACCTTCGGATATTATTTCTGGAGAGCAAAAAAACAACAATAAAATAGTTATCAATAATAAAAAGAACGGAACAAATATTATTTTAGGAAAAAGCATAGAAATAACTGGAAATACGATAATAACTGGAAATTTGAAGATAACAGGCGATGTTACTATAAAAGGTAAACTGAAAGTTTCTGAAATAGAAACTGAAAGTGGAATAAAAAAAGGTGGAGTAGATTATATACATCCATAGAGGTGAGAAATGATAGCTTTTGAAATGAAAAATGGAGATTTACATTTTAAAGATAATAATCTTATAGTGCTAAATGAAAAAGAAAAAGCAAAACAGGATATAGTTGAACTTATAAAGCATATAAAAGGGACTTATGATTTAAGAACTGAAATAGGAATACCTTGGCTCGATTATATAGGTCAGTTAAAGTCACAGGAACGAGAAGATTTGATGATTACATATATGTATGAAAAAGTTTCTTCTTATAAAGGAGTAGATTTAAGTAGCATAATTATTGAAAAGTCAAAATCAGAAAACAGAGAAGGATTTTTCAGAATAAAATTTGATTATCTTGGTAAAGAAACAAAGATTGAAATAGATAGGAGGGAAATAAATGGCTGATTTTAAAATAGAAAACAACGGAATTGTTTTCCCTTTATTTTTAGACATAAAAAAAGCAATGGAACAGGAAGGAAAAATACAGTTTGGAGATGATTTTGAAATAAATCCTGAAACATCGCTTGGACAATTTTTGGAAGTATTTATATATATGCTTGAAAATCAGAGTAAACAGTTACAGTTGCTTTATTCTCAAATGTGGTTACACAATAAAAATGGTGCAATTTTATCAGCATTTGGAAGTAACTTTGGGATAGAAAGAATAAAAGGAAAATATGCTTATGGAAACTTAAACATAGAAGGAGTACCAGGTCATATAGTTACAAAAGGATTTCAAGTAAGATCTAAAAAAGGATTATTATATCAGACAGTATCAAATGTATTAATAAACAACGTTGGAAAAGCGGTTGTACAAATAAAAGCATTAGATTTTGGAGAAGAATACAATGCTTCTGAAAATGAAATTACTGAAAAAGCAACTGGAGATGAAAATGTAAGCAGAGTATATAATTCAGAAATAATCAGTGGTGGAACATTTTTAGAAAGTGATGAAGAACTAAGAGAAAGAATTTTAAATTTATCATTATCAAAAGGTGGAGCTGATATAAATGGAATAAAATCAAATTTACTTAAATTATCTCAAGTTGAGGATTGCGATGTTCTTGAAAATTCTACAGAAGAGAGAAATGAAACTTTAAAATTAGAACCTGGGCATGTAAGAATTATAATAAAAGGTCTTATTGATGAAGAAGTAGCATATACAGTTCTAAATACTATTTCTCCAGGCATTGTGACTGATGGTGATGTGGAAATGAGAGTAACAACTGATTCAAATCAAGAACGGATAATTAAATTTAAAAAAGCAACTAAAGTTGAATATGCAGTAAGAGTCAGAAATATAAAAAATATTTCAGATTATAAAAAAACAACAAAAGAAGAAATTGTAGGAAATATAATTAAAGAATCAGATAAATTTAGACTAGGTCAATATGTTAATTATGAAAAAATTCAAGCTGCAGTTTATAAAATAGCTGATCAGTTGGAAGCAGATGTAGAAATAAAGATAATAAATGGAAATTGGACAAAAACAGATTTAGCTATACAGCATGATGAATATAGTTTTTTGAGCATTAATAATATTGAGGTGGAATTATAATGGAAGCAAATGATTTTTTAAAGCTATGTGGGAATATAGTTGACAGAAAAGGTCAGAATAACATAAAAATTTTAAATATAATTTCTAAAGGATTTGAATTGTATGATAAACATTTTGAAAAAGTATTGTTTTCTGATGTCATTGATAAATTGCTTGAAAAAGAACTTGATTTGTTTGGCTCACAATTCAAAATTTATAGAAGTGGAAGAACAGATGATGAGTATAGAAAATTTTTAAAATTATCATTTTTATTAAGATTAGGAAGAGTTGATTTTAATTTTATTGTTAATGCTATATCCATTTTTTTTAATATTGAAAAACATAGAATACAGATTTTTGATTATAATTCTGACAAAAATATTAAAGTACGTCACATTAAATTAAGGATTTTGAAAAAAGTAAATATTCGAGAAATTATATTATTTTTAAAATCAATAAAAGCAGCAGGAATAATTATAGATTGTTGGGAAATGTTGGATGGAGAATTTTTAATAAACTGTAAAGGAGAAAAACAGAAATATATTGTTAAAAGTGATGTTAGATATGAATATGACAGACATGAATATAATCTTGATGAAATGTTGGAACTTAATGATTAAAAGGAGGGAAAAAGAGAATGCCTATCATTAAAAAATTTTTGCGAGGAGTGTATGAACATTCGAATCTATTTAAAATAAGAAATCCTTCTGTAACTGTTGGAGACAACGAAGTGAAAGAAATTACCCCTTTTAGGGGTGTTATACAGACAAGAGGTAGTGTAATAAGCTCTGATGATTTTAATGAAATGCAAAAAAACGGAGTGTATTTTGTTGAAACAGAATATTCAGAAAATTATGGTTCAGGAGTAGATGCTTATGTAATTAAAAATTTAGAAAGCGAACAAGAATTATTCGAAGGACTTAAATTGAAATTTGTAATTCCAAAAACAAATAACTTTGATAATCCAGTTGTTGTTTTTAAAAATAATAATTACTCACTTAAATTTAATGATAATGAAAATCTTAAATCTAAAAGTCTTATAAAAGACAATATAGTAAATTTAATTTATACTAGGAATTATTTTTTAATTGAGCTGATAACACAGGCATCTGAAAATACTCTTGGAATAGCAAAGCTCTATTCTAGTACAGAAGCTGAGACTGATTCTGATAGAGTAAAAGAAATAATTGAAAAAAATACAGGCAACAATGAAGAAAGTCCAGGAAAAACAAAATGGACTAAGTTATTCGAGACATTAGACCATACAAAAATTTTAACAGCGAGAGGACTTGTTAAATTTTTAAGCAAACTGTTAAAGCCCGCTGGAGAAGATGATTATGGTCTTATCAACTACAAAACAATAAAGCAGGTAAGCCCAAAGCCTGATTTGTCGCCTTATATTCCATTTAGCAAAGGGTATAGGGTCGATAATAATGCTGATTGGGTGATAAGGGCAAATAAAAGTGAGACATGGATGCCACATCAGGCACTTATGTTTAACGAAAATGGAGCTTATACAGGAGCTTTCCATATAAACGGGGTTGGAGCTTATTATAAAACGCCAGGTCGTAATAACGGAAACTGGTGTCAAATCATGGATAACTTCGACATGGCTGCCAGAGACCAGAGGATGAATAATATGGATACAGACCGTACTAATTTATGGAATCATGCAAATAACATAAATGGGAGATTTAACTGGGCGAATACTTACAACAGCAACAATTATATAGCTCCTGGTGGAAGTATTGCGGCTGTTCCCGCGAACTGGAATGAAATAGTCATCTACTACAAAGTTGGGAGTGACGCCATGAGAGGAACTGTTACTTTTGTAAAGGGTGGACATGCTTTTGTTCATAACAATGGCGGGCTACATATCGAACTGCGTGGGACAGTTATCCATTCTGTCGGTGCAAATACAGGAACAGTAATGCAAGTATGGGTCAGAGTATAGGAGGTAGTATGGAAATTGTAATATTGTGGGTTGATAAAATAACGGGACAATTTTTCAAAATGGATGGAAAACCCTCTTTAAAAGAGGATGTTGAAAATTTTGATTGTATCGAAGTAAATGAGGAAGCTTTTAACAAATATGAGGAAATGAAAGCTGAAGGGCATATATTAGTCTGTAAAGCAGGAAAAATTGAAATTCAGAAAGAAATCTTTGACAGAAAGTTGAAAATAGAACAGATAAAAAAGGAACTCTATGAGTTGAGATTGGAATATGACGTAGCTCCGTTTGAGTTTGAAGTAAACGGTGTTAAATACTTGCAGAACAACAGGAGTATAGACCAGTCAAATCTGACAAGAATAGTTGTTATGTGTCAGGCGATGAAAAAGACAGAGTTTGAAAACTGGAAATTCTACACAAAAGACGGTAGTGAAAAGTACGTGAATCTGACATTGCAGGACATGATGAAAATGGCAAATATAATGCAAGCTCATACAACAAAAGCTATGGCTACGGAAACTCTATTGTCACACAACTTGGAAAATTTAACTGATAAAGAGCTTAAAGAATATGATGCTAAAGACAGATACGAAAAAGCTTACAAAAATATGTAGGTTAATCGTGTTAAAATCTCACGATTAATCTCACGAATAAAGGAGGTATTTATGCAGTTAGAAAAAGACAAGCTATATATTAGCTTTCATAAGCCAAAAACAGTTTTAGGACTACTTATATCACTGCGGACACTGGGCAAATATAGCCATTGTGAACTAATATACAATGACTATGTGTATTTAAGTAATCCTGGGGGCGTCCGTATCAAGCCTTTTGTCTACAAGGAAAACATGGATATTTACGAACTTGATAGTCATATAGAAGTCCCAATAGTGCTTGAAGAATTTAAAAGATTAAAAGGCAAGGGTTACGATTACTGGGCAATATTTTTAGCTCAATTGCTAGAACTAGGAATAGAACATAAGGACAAATACTTCTGCTCTGAATTGTGCCTGCATTTAATCAATAAAGGACTGGACGATAGCTTGACTTACAACTTAAAGACATTAAAAGCAAGTGCATTTAGTCCAGTAAAACTATATAAATACTTAAAGGATATGGAATTGTTGAAAAGGAAGGTGGAATAGAAATGAAAGATATAAAGGAACTCATAGGAATAGAAATTATTGAGGGAGGAAGAAACTTAAAGATTACAGGAGTTGAAATTGAAGGGGAAAATATTGTTTTGACTACAGAAGAAACAGGAATAGTAGAAAGAAAGAAATTTGTACTGTCTCAAAGAAGCTTAAATAGACTTGAAGGTGTGCATCCAAAATTACAGACTTTAATAAAACTTGGAATAACGGACAGCCCGCATGATTTTATGATAGTACAAGGACTGAGAACGGCAGCTTATCAAAATGAACTATACCAGCAAGGAAGAACTAAACCAGGACCGAAAGTGACAAATTGTGACGGTTATAACTCTAAATCAAATCATCAAGCAAAAAGCGATGGATACGGACATGCAATAGATTTTGCAATTTATGACCCTACATTGCCTGATAAAATTGACTGGGATAATAATAAAAAATACAGGGAAGTGGCAGACCATTTGAAAAAAGTAGCGAAAGAAAATGGAATAAACATTGTATGGGGAGGGGACTGGGTAAAATTTAAAGATTATCCACATATTGAGTTAGTTTAAGACTTAAAATTTCAAAAAATTAAGTCTAAAAAATTTTATAGGCTCAAAAAACCGAAAAATTGAGTCTATAGAAAAAATGGCTTGTATATTTTGAAAATAAGCAATTCAAAATAAAATTAGGTATAAAAGGTTACCTGATAGAATAAAATGCAAATTTGAGCCTTTCAGGTGGCTTAAAATAAAAATAATATAAAATAACAAAGGAGTGATGTAAATGAATACACAATTACAAATGATTTTAGTGGGAATGTTAGTAGATTTTACAAGAAAAGAAGTACTGGAGAAAGAAATAATCTTTGGAGCAAAAGCTGGAATTCAGAAATTAGAAGCTGTAAAAAATAATTTCTTTGCAAAGTTTAAAGATTTTGTGAGAAAAGCTCAGGAAAGAAATAATCCATATATTCCTGATAATATTGAAGTATTTTCAGAGGAATTAATGTTAAAAGGGGCAGAAGCACTTGAAAAAACTGTAAATGTGGATGAAATAATACACAAAATACTTGGAGAAGAAAAAATAGCAATAGGGATATAAGGAGTATAATCAATGATAGAGGATTTAAAAGTAATAATAGACAATCACGGACTTTTCCTCATACTTTTCTTTTCAGGAGTTCTGTTTGGAGTAGTGGCACAAAAGATGATAGACAATCAGCCAGTAAAGCCGTACATCAAACGTATAGCTGTTGCTGGAATGACAATGGCTATTGCACTATCCCTTAATAAGGTGGTGGGGCATTTTAATGCTGGATTTTTATATCCTTGGAGTCCTGTCTTGGGATTTTTTGGAGAAGCTCTGCTGGAAACAGTAAATCAAAAAAGATATGGAATCAGCACTGGATTTTTGGAACTATTACTGGAAAAGTTTGGATTCGTGAAGAAACGGAGTGATAAAAATGAAAATATATCACAGAAGCCGTAAATTTCTTATAATAATGTTAGGGCTAGTTTTTTTAAACTCAGTTGTGACATTAAAATTAAGAAGCTATCAGAGAAAGCAGAATTTGGCAATGATAAAAACAGAATTAAGAAATAAATATCCTGAACAGCTTTTTAACTATATAGAAGAAAAATCTAAAAGAGAGGATTTATATCTTTTAATTGGGACTAATGTAGTTGTATTAACTATTATTTTAGGATTTGATAGATTTGGAGTTTTTGAAGAAACAGATGACACTATAAAAGCTAATAAGGAAAAAATAAAAAAAGGAATAGGAATATTTATATAGGGCAGTCGTAAAGATTGCCCTTTCTTTTTTATATAATACTGTTCTGAAATTCGAACAGTAAAAGTATTTCTGAGAGGGTCAGACAAGTTCCGAAGTCATCTTCTTCCATAATTTCATAGTCAATTACTTCAATGAATTTTACATGTTTTCTACTTCTTCTTTTGTGTTTTAATTTATATAGTTTTTTTGGTCCGTACAAGAAAATGTCTTCTTGTATTTGTGTGATCGTATCACTACATTCTATATATTCCATATCTTTATTCACAAATTTGATTAATTTAAGCCATTCTTTTATATAAGAAAATTCATTTCCTGAAATGATACTTTCTATTATTTCAGCATCTATTTTTACTTTTTTCCCTATTTCTTCATAGTCAAGTTCGACTGTTTCGAATATATGAAATAGGTCATTCTCAATTTGTTCTCCTGTTTTTAATAACATATAATCACCTCGATATATTATATCCTGAAATTTCTTTTTTACAACAAATAGGGTATAATTAAAATAAAGAGGTGTATTTATATGTATAAGAACTATATTCACGTACAAATAGATGAAGAAGTATTTAGAATCAATAAAAAGTACGAAAAATTTCTCTTTTTTTATCATATCCTTCTGAAAGAAATATTGACAGAAGAAGAAACAGAGCTTTTAAGAAAGTATCTTGTAGGCAAAAAATATGATAAAGTTTTTGAGATGGCAAAGTTGAAAGGCTTAGTACATCGCATTTCAGAAGAGGAATTCAATGAAAAGAATTGCAAATTCAAGTAAATTATGGTATTATAAGGAACATGAAAAAATAAAATATTGCTATTCAAGTATTTTTAGTTGTGGTGACTAAGTATGCACTTGGGTGCGCCATTTTATTTGTTAAAATTTTTTTGTAGATTTGCAGTTAGGAGTAGAAGTATGGGAAGTATTATAATACCGGAAGGATACACTTCCAGACAGAATATAATGGAAACAGAAATTGCTATAAAACTGATTAAGGATTTTTTTGAAAAGGAGCTTTCTAAAGAATTAAACTTAACAAGAATATCGGCACCTCTGTTTGTAAAAAAGACTACAGGGTTAAATGATAACCTTAATGGTGTTGAAAGACCTGTTGCATTTGAAATGAAAGAAGCAGAAGGGGAAGTTATCGAGATAGTTCATTCATTGGCAAAGTGGAAGAGGCTTGCATTAAAAAGATATGGTGTAAATTCAGGTGAAGGAATTTATACTGACATGAATGCCATAAGAAGAGATGAAGATTTGGATAATACGCATTCGATTTATGTAGATCAGTGGGATTGGGAAAGAGTTATAGACAGAGAAGATAGAAATATAGATTTCTTAAAGAAAATTGTAAACAAAATATATTCAGTATTTAAAAAGACAGAAGAAATGCTGGCTCAAAAGTATGAAAACTATACTAAGTTTTTACCTGAAAAAGTTACTTTCATAACTTCACAGGAGCTGGAAAACTTGTATCCTGGGATTTCTTCCGAAGAAAGAGAAAATAGATTTGCAAAGGAACATGGGGCAATATTTATAATGCAGATAGGAAAAATGCTGGAATCTAAAGAAAGACATGATGGAAGGGCTCCGGATTATGACGATTGGGAATTAAATGGAGATCTTATAATGTGGAATCCTGTACTTGACAGTGCTCTGGAACTTTCATCAATGGGAATAAGAGTAGACAGTGAATCACTGGCAAGACAGCTTAAGGAACTTAATCTGGAAGAAAGAAAAGAACTTGAATATCATAAAATGCTTTTAAACAATGAGTTGCCACTTACAATAGGTGGAGGAATTGGACAGTCAAGAATATGTATGTTCCTGCTTCAAAGGGCACATATTGGGGAAGTTCAGGCATCAATATGGTCTGATGAAATAATAGCTGAATGTGAAAAAAATGGAATAAATTTATTATAGGAATATAAATTATTTTTTGGAATGAGGATATTTAAAAAATTGAAAATAATGTAAAAGTGGTTGTTTCAAAAATAAAATTTAAAAAAATGTAAAAAACTATATTTTTGAATTATTTAGAATTTTACAATGTAAAATAGGAAATGAATTTAGGAAAAGTCAACTGTTTGAGCCAAAAGGCGAGTTTTGACTTTTCTTTAATGAATGACTGTTTTATATGAATAAAATTTTAGTAAATGAAAAAAATATAGTTTTTTATGTATTATACTTATGGTTTTATTGTTTTGAGGCAACTTCTTTCATATTTTTTATTTTTTGAGATATCCTCATTTTTATTTTATTATTTATGAAAGTATGGTATACTTAATTAAATTTATATTTTTAACATTTGAAATGGAGGAATTATGTTCTTAAATAGAGGCGACAGGCTTGCAATAGTTGATTTTGAAGACAGAAAAATAAATTATACTGAGTTAGTTAATAATGTAAAATATTTTTCAGAAAATGTAATACCTGCTGAAAAGGAAGATTTTGGACTGATTCTGATGGAAAACAGACCGGAATGGATTTATACTTACTTTGCTTTGTGGGATAGAAAGGCAATTCCAATTGCATTGGACTCTACAAGCAGCAGTAAGGAAATTTTATATGTTCTTGGAGATTCAGATCCTAAGTTTATAATATGTTCGAATGAGAGCGAGAAAAATGTCAGGGAAGCAGTTTCAATGTATGAAAAGGGTGAAATAACAGTAATTAATGTGGACAATCACCCAATTGATGAAAATAAACTGGAAGTAATAAGAAACAGTAACTTTGAGCTTGAAAATCCTGAAGGGGACAGTATAGCCACAATGTTATATACTTCCGGAACAACCGGTTCTCCAAAGGGAGTTATGCTGACTTTCAATAACTTGAGTTCAGAACTGGAAGGACTAGAAAAAAAAGATCTTCTTGAGCCGACTGACCAGATACTTGCCTTGCTTCCTTTCCACCATGTTTTACCGCTTACGGCAACAGTGCTGATAATATTGCAGCATCAGGCATCGATGGTATTTGTAAAGAAAATAGCAAGTAAGGAAATTTTAGAAGCACTTGATAAAAATAATGTTACTGCACTGGTTGGAGTTCCAAGGGTATTTAAATTGTTCTATGACGGAATAAAACAGCAGATTGATTCAAAGTTCATTACAAGAACGATATATAAACTTATGACAAAAGTAAAATCCTTTAAGATAAGAAGAAAGGTTTTTGCAAAAGTTCATGAAAAATTTGGTGGAGAACTGACGTTTATAGTTTCAGGGGGAGCAAAACTTGACCCTGAAATAGGAGAATTTTATGAAACATTGGGAATATACGTTCAGGAAGGATATGGACTTACTGAAACATCGCCTGTAATAGCAGTTAATACAAAAAAAGACCGTAGAATAGGAACAGTTGGTAAAAAACTTGATAATATAGAAGCAAAGATAGTAGATGAAGAACTATGGGTAAGAGGTCCTATTGTCATGAAAGGATATTATAATAAGCCTGAAAAGACCGCTGAAGTAATAACTGAAGATGGATGGTTCAAGACAGGTGATCTGGCTTCCATTGATGAAGAAGGATATGTAACTATACGTGGAAGAAGAAGCAGCATGATAGTACTTTCAAATGGGAAAAATATCGATCCTGAAAAACTTGAAAATAAAGTAATTGAAAAAAGTAAAAAACTTATAAAGGAACTGGGAGTGTTTGGACATAATGACAAACTTGTGGCAATAATTGTTCCGGATTTACTGGAATGTAGAAAACAGGGAATAACTAATATAAAAGCTTATGTAAAAAATATTGTGGAAGATTATAACCTTACAGTTCATAATTATGAAAAAATATTGGATTATAAATTGTATGAAGAAGAACTCCCTAAAACAAGGGTAGGAAAAGTGAGAAGATTTATGCTGCCTGAACTTTATCTGAAAACAAATGTCAAGAAAAAACAGGTGGAAGAACCTGACGATGAAGTTTACAGAATGCTGAAGGATTACATAAAGAAATTAAAGGGAATAGAAGCTCAGCCTGAGGAAAACCTTGAGTTGGAAATAGGAATGGATTCTCTGGATATTGTTGAATTTTTTGCATATGTTGAAAATAGTTTTGGAATTCATCTTGATGAAGAAAAATTTTCAGAAATATCAAATTTGAAGGCGTTATCTGAATATATTAATGAAAAAGCTACAAAAATAGAAAGTGGAGAAGTTGACTGGAAAAAAATAATAGAAGCGGCACCACCTGTTGAAGAAAAAAACAGATGGGCAACAAAAGTGTTGAGACCACTGCTTGATTTAATAATAAAAGTATATTTTAGATTGAAAAGGGTCAATAGGGATAAACTGAGTGATAAACCGCAGCAGATATTTGTAGCGAATCATCAAAGTTTTATAGATCCGTTGGTACTTGGAAGTCTTTTACCTGCAGGAATACTTTATAATACAATTTTTCTTGCAATAGACTGGTATTTCAAGAAAGGATTGATGAAACTGCTTGTCAGTCATGGAAATGTTGTATTGATAGATATAAATAAAAATATTAAGAAAAGTGTTGAAGAAATAGCGGCAAATGTTAAAGCTGGGAAAAATGTGCTTATTTTCCCTGAAGGTGCAAGAAGTAAAGACGGAAAAGTGGCGGAATTTAAGAAAGTATTTGCTATAATTGCTAAGGAACTGAATGTAGACGTCCAGTGTCTGGGAATAAAAGGTGCCTTTGAAGCATATTCAAGATATATGAAATTTCCAAAACCTAAAAAAATAGAAGTTGCTGTTCTGGAAAAATTTAAGCCGGAAGGAACGTATGATGAGATAGTTGAAAAGGCTAGAAATATAATAAAAGATTATGTGGAAGGTAAGTAAAACAAGGGTTTCGAAAAAAGTTTAAAAATTAATTTAATTTTAATTTGACATTTTGTGTAAAATTTTGTATACTGATTAAGTACTTAAGAGGAAGAGTAAAACAAAAAAGTACTTAATCAGTAAAAAAAGTTGTTGACAAATGAATAAGTTTATGTTATACTGACTAAGTTGTCAGAGATAAACAAAATAGGATTTTAGATATGCCTTGGTGGCGAAATCGGTAGACGCACAGGACTTAAAATCCTGTGGGAATTTATCCCGTGCCGGTTCAAGTCCGGCCCGAGGCA